ATTATGGAACCGCTGGGTAATTAGTTGTTTTTACATATGCTGATGTAATCTTTGCTCCAGTATAATTACCACTCCATGTAGCAAGCCATGGATATGCAACATTACTGGTTGAAGATGCGATTACACCAGTATATAGATTGGCATACTGCCATTCTGATCCAGTCCAAGTCACTGTCTCATCACCATAGATGTAAGATGTCTTACCATTTACTGGTGCTGATGGTGCCATCTTTCTCCAACTTTGACCACCAACAAATCCAGAACCTGGATTACCTGGAGTGTTGTAGAAAGGACCATCCATCAATACCCATGCTGTAGCATCTGGTTCAGCAGCATTTGCTGGATCATCACTACCTATCTGCGGACAAATATCAACTGGAACATTGTTTATGTCATGGCGTTGATATGCTGCTGGGGTTCTTACTGTATTGTCAGAATTCCTAGCTTGATATGTGCCAGGAGTTCTTACTGTATTGTCAGAATTTCTAGCAACATAATTAGCATTCCAAACTTCATATGTGATAGGAGTCCATCCTTCACAGTTATCAAATACAGTTACTGTATTTGATCCTGGTTGGGGAGAAACTGGATTATTATTAATATCGTGTCTAATATAAGACATTTTTTATTTTTATTTATCTTCTGGCATATTTTTGCCCATCTCCTTAATCATTTTTTGGAGATCAGCAGTTGAACCAACAAACATGGTATTGTTAACAGTTGTTGGTCCTTTACCTTTTACAGGTGCGTCGAGATCCTTCATCTTTTTCTGAAGATCGATCAGCTTATCAGTCATGTCAGCAACGTGTTTCATCGCCGCTACAGCAACTTCATAGGCTCTCGGGTGTCCTGACTCCTGAGCGACCTCTAAGGCACCTTGTACAGCCTCCTGGCCCTTGCTGATGAGGCTATAGAGTTCCCCCCTGGTATATTCATAATCCTTTTGAGGATCCTCTTTCAATTTAGGATCCTCTTTCTTTTGCTCAACTACTTCAGTTTCTTCTGCAGTAATATCAATATCAAAAATTTGTTCCATGCTTTTTTCAAACTCATTCATATGTTGTTAAAAGAACTCTACACCTTCATTAAATCCGAAATCATCATCTGGCATAACCAGAGCATCATCTAAGTTATCTATAACACCATCATCATTAATATCTTCAAGTGCTTTTGGTGTATAAGAATATGCAGCATTTCTTCTGCTTTGATTTAGATCACCAACTGATTCGTAAACTGTAGCTTTGCGAATAATACCAGCTTGATTGAAAGGACCGTATATGTATGACTTAGCGGTAAAATTCAAAGTCCAAATAATACTACGGCGTTGCATGAAATCATCTTCCCAATCATCTTCATAATCTACACTATTTAAAATTACAGCAACATCTCTCTTCTCATCCATGTCTGGAATGAAATTAAGAGTAAGGTTAAAATTTGGTTGAAAGTATGGTAAGATCTGTTCAATAATTTGCAGACCATCATCCTGGGACTTAGCAATAATACCAAGTTCAAAATCCATGTTATATGGAACAGGAACATATTGAACTCTTACTTCATTACCATTATCTGCAACAACAGTTCTATATTTTTGAATAGGACTTGTCTTTCTTGCGTTATCGTAATTAATACCAGTCATCTCGAAATATATACGAGGCAACTGAATAGCAACCTTTCTTCCCACTTCTGGGTTCTGTTCTAAACGAGTAAGAAATTTATTTTTTGGTCCATAACCAAGAGGAACTTTTTCTACTTCAAGAACATCCTTTGTTTGTGGATCTAGCTTTTGAATTTCGATATTATTGAATAGTGTTCCAAATGCAACGACAGTTTTGCGTATTGCCTCGTTATAATAGTGTGGTCCTAACATTAAAAGCTATCTCCTATATTTCCATATTCCCCGAATGGGTTTACTTCACCCCAATCAATAAGAGGATCTGCAGTGTCTTCAATATATTTATTTTGATCATATTCAGAATTAGTATTTTCAATCGTAGAGAAATTATCTACGACCCAAACTGCTCCGCTATCATCACCTGTTAAACTTTCATTTTCGACAAATGTTCCTGTGCGATTAATAATCTGAACAACTCTTGTTGTTGGATTCCAAGACTTGACTTCTCCAGTTTCATTTGATATACTACCAGTAACTACTTCACCAATATCAAAGTTTCCAGTACCACCAACCTTCATATTGAGTGCAATAGCAGAACTGAATAGTTGTTCAATTTCATCAATTGCTTCAATACCAGTATTAATTTTATCGTTACCAATTTCATAGATTTCTGCAGTCATAATGATAAACTGAATCTTGCCAAACTGATAGAAAGGAGATTCTCTTTCTACAAATTTAATTTCATAGATATCTGTAGTTAATGGAAAGTATAAAAGATCTCCTTCATTCGGTCTTCCAGCAACAGTTAAAGGTGGATTATATTGTTCTTCTGATTCTGCCCATCTTCTTGCAGAAACAATAAATTTAACTTCGTCGGTAATGCGAATACCAAATTTGGAAATAAATTCTGATTGCTCACCAAAACCTTCAACATTAGAAAGAAGCATTTCAACTTGAAATTGACTTTCAAATTTAGAATAGATTACATCATCTAATGTATTATCTTTAAGAATAGTTCTTGGGATATAATAGATATCCGATCCAAACAGTTTTATCTGTTCGTCAACAAGATCCTGTACGAGATTTTGCTCGCCAGAATATCCTTCGTAGTATGGGGGAAAGTAAGGACTAGTAGGCATCTTATCCGATCATATCCATTGGTGGGAGTGTATACTTGGTTGGCATATCAGCTTCTAATTGAGCAAGTTCCGCCAACGCATCTTCATAAATCTGTCTTCCATTTAGTGTGATACCACCAGGAAGTTGGACAGCATTATACTTAATTAAGTTCTGTCCCCACTGCCTCTTCATGAGAGCAGTAGCATACTTCTTCACAAAACTATCATTATAGATTTGATTAAATTCATCTGGATTCAATGCTCTATAACATTCAATTAAAATATAATTTCCTTCTGTCAATCTGTTTACATCAATATCAATAAACAAACGATCCTGTCTTTTGTTAAATCTATACTCAACTAATGCACCAGTATTGACAACCATATCAAGAGTTTCAAAATACTGACGAATCATATAATAATTTGTCATATCAAAATTACCAAAAGCAAATCCAGATGAAAATGAAAATACATCCATCAAGAAATACTGGTTGCTTAAACCAAACAAATCATTGCGAACCCAATTAGATGACACACCAAATACTTTTGAAATACCGATTACATGATCTGGCACTTCAATAAAGTTTTTTCTATTCTCCCATGTAGATGCATCAGGATCTGCTGTGCTATTTAATTCATTAGAAGCAGTAAATCTAGCAACATCATCTGCTGTTACCTGATGTTTGAGATACATTCTTTCCACACCATCATAATGCCATTCCTGATAATACTGAATAGCATCATCAATGACATCTCCAACTTGAGCGTCATCAATATTGATCTGTAGCACAGGAGCACCTAATTGCCTTTTGCAATAATCAATTAGTCCCTGTCTTGTAGATGGCTGTGCCATTTAATTAGATACAAAAAATCCCTACCTGTATTTATCAGATAGGGATTTGAAGATTATTCTGCTACTTCTTCTGTAGATTCTTCTGGCGGATTCAGAAGAATTAGAGTTTCTAGACCGCCTTGTAGTTTAAGGCGATACTCTTTTGCTTTTTCTAGATTTGCTTCCAGCTCGGCGATTTGCTTTTCTGTAGTAGCAAGTTGATCTTCAAAATTTTTCTTAAGTTGTTCGGTGTCCATAGTGATCAATAATAATTATGTGTATGATTATTTATCATTGTTTTACAATCAATGATTCTTGGTTGAATAAATTTACTCTCAAAATATCCATAGTTTCTAATGCTGCTTCTAATTTAATAACAGCAGTTCTTAAGTCATTAAATTCAGTAAGATCAATTCTTGTCATATGAGCAGCTTCTGCTTGAATTTCTTCTTCTTTATTATTCAATTGGATTCTCGCTTCATTTAATTGAGATGCAAAATTTTCCCAAATTTCTTCAAATGTATATGTTTTATTTTCGGTTGCTTCAATCATAATACTAAATTAATTCTACTATATTTATGAAATGTATGGATGATTATATCTTCGATTAACTTCTTCTTTTATATAAGGAGCAGTTAATTCATAATCAGATGCTAAACATGGTCTAGTGTCATATTTTAAATGAGAATATTTTCCATCGACATAAACATATTGTAAAAATGCTTGCATATGTTCATTACCTGTATATGGTTCTCTCCAATGAGGAATTTTTGTTCCTGAAGAAATTACTATATCTCCTGGATCCATATCAAATTCTTCAATACCTTCTTTTGTTTTAAAACAAAGTGGCCAATCTGCGTCCTTTCTTATACAACAACTTGCTGATAATTGAGAACTTTTTCTATCAGTATGCTTAGTCAACACACTATTATTCATATAAATTCTAGCATATGAATACGTAGGAAACAATTTTTCTCCAACTTCTTTTTCTACCAATGGCTGTAAATAAACACTTAAAGTTTCAAAACATATTGGAGAATACCAAGAAAAAGAATTGTGAACTGATGGATCATTAAATCCATTAGTACTGTTTAAAGTTTTCATACAATCACGCATCATTGTAAATTCGATATCCATGATTGTTAATACTTCTTTTGGTATTGCATTTTTTACCAATTTTAAGATAGGAGGAAAATCTTTGCCTGATTCTAGCATTGGCTCATCCCAATCATTAACTTGTAATTTCATAGTAATTTCTATCTAAATTAAACATACTTCTATCGTATTTTTTTGGTCTACATGGAATACTTATAGAAAGTCTTTTCCCCGTTGGTATAGCCTCATGAAATCTTCTTGATGGTATGTAAAGAATATCTCCAGGTGATAATATCACTTCTTTATCTATTTCTAAAATATTTTTGTCTACTGAAGAATTTATATCTTCTTGTGAAAATAAATCAGATGCACAATTTTTATATATTTTCCATGTCGTAGTTCCTTCTATTTGTAAAATAAAATTTGGAGGAATATCAACATGCGGTGTAAATGATTTTGAATATTCTGATATCCCACCATAAATATGAGCATCACATAAGACATCAAAAAAATTTTCTATTTGCTGTAGTAAATTGTTGATTTCTTTATTTCTATATTCTAATATTACAAAAGCATTACCGTTGATGATGAAATCATAAATGTATTTTTTGTCTTGAATTATTTTTGAATACCAAAAATAATTCATTTCTGGTATAGGTAATTTATTGCCATTTTGTATAATTTCAAATTTAAATAAATTATAATTTAAAGCTTCTTCAACGTCATACCACGAAATTAATATATTTGGATTTGAAATAAAATCTTTTATAACAACACATTGATCATCAAATTTAATTTGTTTCTTCAGATCTCGTAAAATATTTTTTATCATGATAATTAAAAGCTAAAACAATTCTGGAATTTGATAGTCTAGGAGAAGAACTTGCGTGATAATGCTCTCCATCAAATATTGCAATTCTTCCTTTTTTAGGAGATATCCTTTCCATCACGGTGTAATTTTTTGATTCCTCTACTTCATTGAAAACAAATGTATCTCCGTCAGAATCATTAACATAGTATAAACAAGTAAAAGTTTTTCCAGTAACAAAATCTGGATTATGATCAATATGAGGATAATTCCATTCCCAACTAAATTTTTTATTTTGATGTACTAACGGATAATTTAATCCGCATCTTAATCTAAACAAATTTAAATCATGTTTCCAATTTATTTGATCTTCTATAATAAAAGATAAAGATTTGAAATAATCAAAAAATGGATTTGATGGAGCATAATGTATAAATGGAGTGTTATGAAATCCTGGCTGAGCATAAATTCCTTCACCGCTCACATTTCTAGTTATATCATTTATATAAAACCATGGAAATGATGTTCCCATGGTAAGATCCATAATATCGTTTTCTAATTTTTTTGGTAATAAATTATCAATAATTTTTACTCCCATTTTAAAGACCTCGTATTAAAAGCAATTGAAATTCTATCTTCTGATGATTTATTTTCTTCGACAAAATGAGAAATCCATGAAGGAAATATTAATACTTGATTTGGCTTCGTGGAATATTTCCAATGAGATGCCGATAGTTTAGTATTAGATAATCCAACATTAGAAGAAATTATATAATCTTCTAATGAAGATCTTTTAAAAACAATATCCCCACAGTTAAGAGATGTATTTACATAAAAGCAACCAGATAAAAAACATCTAGAATGTAGATGATCTAAATTTGAAGAACCTGGATAATTTATATTAAACCAATAATTGTCAATTTCTGGGTTTTCTGCACTACCATATTCTGCATAACATAATTTTAAATATTTTTGTATGAGATAAAATAACCTTTTTATCTCTGGAATTGTTTCTTGTTTTGTATCAAATGAATCTGATTGCCATCCATTTACATTTGAAATAGCTCGCCCATTAGATACATTTTTAATAGATCTTATATAAGTTTCTATCTCGTTTAAATTAAGATCTAAATCAATTGACCAAATAGGAACAGGAAAAATATGCTCAACATTAATCATAAAAAATTAGAAAAACAACTAAAAGTATGTGACCATCTAAATTTTATGTCATCTTCAATAAATGGAGCATGAGAAATATTTGGATAGTACATTGTCATACAACTATATTTAGTTGGAGCTTTGCCAAGCAATTCAAATCCCCAATAGTTAGCTTCATCGATAGAAAAATTATTCCATTTAATATCACGATCTTTAGATTTCATATTGTGCCATTCTTTATATAATGGATGACTTTCATTTACTTGGAAATCATAATTAATTCCATGAGTCACTCCTTTATAAAAATATAAATTAGTTCCTGTAGAATTTATATCATGATTAGTAAACCAAAGATTAGCTACCAAACCAGAAACATAATCCATATGAGGAAGCCTCCATCTTTTTATAGGACGTGAGTGCTCTTTAAAATAAATATTTCCCCAATCATTTACCGAAACATCTTTATTATAACCAATAGTAGAAGAGTAAAATTGATATAATAAATTAAACAATGGTCTAGTTGAAAAATCTGGTAGATGAATTGTTGCAAATGGATTAGTATCTTCCAAATCGTATTCGTTATTCATTCTCCATATAGGATTTGATTTAACAAATTCCATATATTTTATAAAAGATCCATCTACAAATGGACAATCGGTAATCCAATATCCTACATTTTTATCTAATTTAATGTATTCATATTCTAAATTTTTAATTGATTTTATTTTAATCTCATCATTAAAGTAAACTGAAGAGATAGACATTTTTCTAAAATCATTTATATCATACTCTTGCATAGTTAAACGATATAGCTATTCTTTTTGAATTTGATTTGAATGCTGGTACTCTATGACGCAACCAAGAAGGGAAAAGTAAAAAATCATATTGATTTGTTTTTATTTCTTCTCCAATGGTTTTTATACCTTTTAAATCTTTATATGGTTGTAATCTTAGTATATAATCTAATGGGTTGCAAAAAATTATGTTAGATTCATTTTCTGGTTTTCTAAAATAAAAAACTCCAGATATTATTGAATTTCCTAGTAATCCATCAGAATGTGAATGCTCTTCTGTTTCGTGATTAGAGTAATGCAAATTTGCCCAACTATCTCTCAAATAAACAGGTATATTTCCATAAGATAATTCATCCCAGTATGCACCTAAATGAGAAACTAGAGAATCAAATAACCAATTAAATTCTTTATATTGATGTAGAGAAAGTGAAAACTCTCCAGTAGAAAATCCACTTTCTCCTGCCCAATAATTTTCTGTTGATTTTGAAAAAAGATCATTTAAGATATCTTCACAAATCTTGTCGTCACTACTAGATGGAACAATTGAAGATTTGTAAATTTTTATAGGAAATAATTCAACCATAATATTTTTTTAATATTTTTACAACTCTAGATACTTTATCTTTCAAAGTGTTTGAATTTGAAAATACATGTTCATAAGAAAATAGCATTTCTCTTTCGACAAGATAATCTCTTTCTTCAGCATCTTCAGAAACAAAAGAAATATTTTGCAATAAAGATCTAGAAATTGGAATGTAATTACATAAGGGTGTGCCAGCTTTTATAACTTCTTCTCCATTTAGTACGTGCCAAAAAAGTTGTATATTTATTTCATATGCTGTTTTTGGATCTAAAATTCCAGTAACAGCTGTGAATCTATCTTCTTTGACGAATGGAACTTTTGTTACTAGAAAAATAATATCATCAGAATCGCAAGTAATTCTCCATGGAGTATTTACTTTTAAAACCTGATTTAGAGTATTATCTTTAGAAGAATCTAATAACCAACTTGATACTTCTTTTTCGTGCTTTGTTACATATTCAATATGAGGAACAATATTTTTGTATTTGAAATCGAGCGTTGTTTTATCTCCATTTGTCATCACAACAAAATCTGCTGGTGCTCTTATTGTAAATCCAGCTCCAATTATTCCACTAATTGCTGGGCATTTTCCAATACTACTAACACGATCAATTCCTTGTGTTGATAAAAATCCAAATGGACATTTAGATTTTCTATTTTCATAATCAATTTTTTCTTCTGTTACCCATTCACGATTTAATTTATTAGATTTTATAATTGGATATAAAGTATTTACTCCTGGGGTAAGAGAAAAAAATCTTATTGTAGGAGATTTCTTTTTAAAAAAATTATTAAGCATTGTAAATGTTGTCCTTCAAAAATTTGTATGTAGACGGGCATTTATCCAGATGACGTAGTACTTGTTTTTTATACCTATCATGTGGAATTTTTACATCTTTTATCAATTGATCTTTATTAAAATAACCATTTTCCGAAAATCTATATTCAGTTTGAGTTTTTCCTACAGGAAGATAGTCCATTCCATGAGCAATATAAAGAATGCCATCTAAGTCACTAAAATTATGACTTCTATAACTATCATGTAAAAATTCTCTATAAAGTCTTGGACTTGTTACTAGTCTATCAGTAATCATTTCTGGCGGAACTACATCCATTTCATATTTGATATATTTCCAATAATCACTATCATCTCTTTGTGAAAGCACATAGTGCATAACAATAAAATCTTTAAATGATTCTAAATCATAATCTACTGCATGGTTATAACCATCAACATCTAATTTTGTTACATAACCTTCTCTTTTTTGTAGTGTATCAACTAATCGCAAAACATTTTCATGTGTTGTTAATAATCCAGTAGATTCTAGTGGCTCTAAAAATCCGTAAGAAAGACCAATACCTAAACAATTTTTTACCCAAGCTTTTTCACGTTTACCATGTCTAATATTAATTGTAAATAACTCTGCTTCTTCAGCTCTTTTCTTATCAATTTTTGCTAGATGTTCTCTAAATTCTTTTTCTGCATTTTCTTTAGTAGTAAATTTACTAGAATAACAATATCCAGTTCCAATTCTACTCCACAATGGAATATTCCAAACCCATCCATTTTTTAATGCACAGCAGTCTGTAACATTAGTTAGTTCTTTTTCTATATCAATATATGGGATTCTAGTTGCTAATGCAGTATCATTTAATAGTACATCATTAAAACTTATAAATTTTGATCCCATTTTCTTTTCTAGGATCAATGATTTGAATCCAGTGCAATCAATATACAAATCATATTTTAATTTCATTCTTGGAGTTAATTTTGCTACTAGGTATTCAATCTCTCCATCTTCATTTATAACTACATCTTCGATACTATCTCTTATTACAGTAACTCCTTTTGGGATACAAATATTATTTTTCAAATATTGACCAAACTGAGTAGCATTAAAATGATACGCAGTATCCATAGTAAAATTAAAGTTTCTAATAATAGAGTTATCAGAAACCATCTTATTTGTATTTGCTAGATACGTAATTGGATTATAAAATTCTGAATAAGTGTCATTAAATTCTGGAATTAAATTTTTTAGATATGCCCAATCATTTGGAGTTTTGTTATTTGTATAATCATGCTTTCCAAATGGATACTGAAATACATGTCCTTTTTGTTTAAAATCGGAAAATTGAATAGAAACTTTATAAGAAGCTTCACATTGTGGCATCCATTCTTTATCTTTACCTCCCAATCCAATACAATGCAAATAACGATTGATGTGACCTAATGTTGATTCTCCAACTCCAACGATGGGAATATCAGTTGGTTCTATAACAGTTAACTTAATATTTGGTAAATTAACGGCAATTGCAGCCGCTGCCATCCATCCACTGGAGCCACCTCCGACGATGCATATTGAATTTATTTTCATGATTATAATTTAATTATTATTTTAAGTGATCAAATGATGGGGGAATAATTTCTTCTGCTGGTAAATGATTCCATGCAGGATCTGTTTCTGTATGATACTTTAGATCCACCTTTCCTTCAATATTAGCTGGATCTGATTCATATTGTCTTTGTGAGATAATAGCAGATTTTACATTATCTTGCATTCTAATCCATTCGCCATCTTGTAAATTGCCAGATTTTATATCATGATAAAGCATTCCCAATTGTTCTTCTAATGTACCGTATGCAATTTTTCTTTGCATATCATAATTTACATCTTTTTTTCTATCTGGAGAAATCCATTCACCATCTTGACAATGCCAAGTGCCGTCTACTCCATCATGTGGACATAAAACCCATTTAATTGTTGTGTCTGGACCATCATAAATTTCAAATTCAGATCCAACCTCAACAACATCGTTAATAACTCCTCTAAAATCAAGTAAAACCCTTTTCATTATTGTAAATCTCCTGTTTATATAAACTATTTATTTACGCATATTCGTAGATAATACACAATCCACCTCTTCCATAAGCTCCTAATGTTGAGTTATTATCATACCCAGCAGTTCCTCCACAACCAGGAGCTGATCTATCCCAATAACTATGAGCAAAATTACCTCCTTGGGGATGGCCACTTACTCCAGCTCCTCCAAAATAAGATGAACCACCTTTCATACATGCCCATGACATATGACCCGTGCCACCACCACCATAAACATTCAAGTCTCCGCCAGTACCTACTCCAGGAAGACCACCGCAATGTTGGTGAGAAGTATTTGCGCCTCTACCTCCTGTCGCACTCATATAAGTACCAAAAGAACTAGTTCCACCTCCTCCTGCAGCACCAGAATAATATGTCCATGAAGTAGAGCCATCTCCAATCGTAACTTGAACAGATGATACTGAACTAACATCGATTAGTTTCTCACAATATCCTCCAGCACCTCCAGATTCTGAGTGAGCAGATGCTGCACCTCCACCCCCACATAACATTACCCATATTTTACTAATGCCACTTGGCTTTGTCCAAGTTCCACTGCTAGTAAATGTTTGGATACTTCTTGGTCCTGTAACATTAAAAGAAACAGCGGAACCATTTGTATATAAAGCTTGATTTGTTTGTCCTGATGGATTTGGTGGAAGAGTAGATGAATTTACTACAGTTCCAGCTAAGGATAAACTATTTCCAGATGGTATTAAAATAGTAGTACCACTAGAAGATTCTATGTTATTTACGTTTAGTGTTGACATGGTTATACAAATTCGTATACGACTACTACTCCAGGCATTCCATTAGCACCTCTTCTTTCTGTGTGATAACCAGCAGTTCCCCCACAACCAAATGCTGCATGAGATGAATGATTATGTGCATAATCTCCACCTTGTGGATGACCAGAAGCTCCAGCACCGCCATAAAAAGAATTTCCTCCTGGAGGTCCAGACCAATACATGTGCCCAGATCCACCTCCACCATAAAGATTTAAATCTCCTCCTGACCCAACGCCAGGAAGACCACCACAATGTTGATGTGATTGATTTCCTCCATTTCCTCCAGTAGCAGTTACATAACTACCGAACGAAGATGCCGTTCCTGCTCCAGCAGTATTTGCATAATACGTACTAGCAGTGGATCCTTGACCAACGGTGACATTTACACTTGAGACCGAAGTAACATCAATAAATTTTTCGGAAAATCCTCCACCTCCTCCACCTTCTCCTACGCCAGATGCAGATCCTCCACCACCTTGTACACGAACAAGAATTTTAGTTACTCCAGCTGGTTTCGTCCAAGTTCCATTTGCGGTAAATGTTCTAATAGCAACTGGTCCTAAACTTTGCCAGTTTAAATTAGTTCCATCAGATTGTAAAAATTTTCCTGCTTGCCCAGAAAAACTTGGAGGAAATGAATTTGAATTTACAATAGTTCCTGCTAGACTTAATTGGTGTCCAGAAGGAATAGTAATTGTTGTTCCAGATTGTGGTCTTATTTCGTTTACTTTTAATATTGACATTATGAGTACTCCCAGATTACTACCATACCGTTACCCCCAGTGTTGCCAGGATAACTAGTTGCCCAGCCATTTATACCACCAACTCCTGGGATTTGATGGCTGTTATGATTTTGATTAAAGTTTCCGCCTTGTGGATGACCAGCAGCACCAGCTCCCCCGAAATAATTTCCTCCACCTCTACCATTGTATCCATGACCAGTGCCACCACCACCATAAATTGCTAATTGTCCTCCAGATCCAACTCCAGGAAGACCACCACAATGTTGGTGAGAAGTATTTGCACCATTTCCTCCCGTAGCACTCATATAAGAACCAAATGATGTGGTAGTTCCTCCACCAGCACCACCAGAATAATATGACCCAGTTCCTCCAGTGCCTATAGTAATATTTACATTATTTACTCCAGTCATGTCTACAAATCCTTCTGCGTAACCACCAGAACCTCCAGATTCTCCATAACCAGAACCACCTCCACCAGCTCCAACTAATCTAACGTATACTAGTCTAGTTCCACTAGATGGCGTATAACTTCCATTTGAAGTATAAACTAAAACTTGTTTTACTCCAGCAACATCATAAATGAATGAAGAGCCATTTGATTTTAAAATTTTCCCAGCTTGACCTGATGGATTTGGCAATAAAGAAGAACTATTTAATACCGTTCCTCCTAAAGAAAGACTTACTCCAGAAGCAACAGTAACGGTATTCCCAGTAGATGCTTGAATCGTATTTACAAATATGCTACTCATTTTTCTATATAAATTAAACTACAGACCATGAGGCTCCTGATGCAATTGTTATTATCCTTCCACTATTTATAGTGATAGGACCAGCACTCATAGCATTTGTATTTGAAGGAATAGTTATATCTTCATTTACGGTATTTCTATTTGTTTTAAATACCCCATAAGTATCAATATATTGTCTATCACCATTTACATAAAGAACACTTGTATTTGCTTGTGAAGTGAAAGAAGATCCTTCAAAATTTATAGTTCCAGAAACATGTAATGTATAATCTGGATTAGCTTTATTTATACCAACTTTAGATAATCTATAGATATCTAGTTGATTTGTTGCTTGTGTCCATCTAGAAGTTACAAATGCTGCATTATTTTGGAATACGTTACCATTGATATTGATATCACCTTGGATATTTAAATTATAATTTCTAGTTACATTTGGACTTACTGATGTATCAGTACCAGAGAAGTTTGAGGTATTAATTGCAACTCTATTATTCGCACCTTGAATTGCTAATGCTGGAGTTGTACCCCAAGTTGTTCCTCCGTTTGCAGTAGATGGAGTAATTTCAAATACATCATTAGCATTGAGTTGATTGCCAATTCTGAAATTTCTAAAGCCACTAGCACCAAGGAATAACATCGATGCTCCAGAATTATCAGAAGCATCACGAATTTCCATAGATGTAGAGAATCTACCCTTACCAGATACATCTAAAGCATATCCAGATGCTGGGGATCTACTTACTCCAACTTCCCCTGTAGCAAGAAGAGTTAAACGTGTAGATCCATTTGGAGCGAGAAGGATACTAGCTCCAGCACCAGCAGTTTCTAGGAATAATTGAGCACTATTGTTGGAATATATTAAAGCATCTCTCACAGAAGACTGTGAATAAAATCCAATTGAACTTACATCAGAATTATTCCTTTGTACTTTTATGATGGAATGACCACTGACATGATTACCTTGTACATGAAGTTTTGATTGGTTTGATTGTGATATAGTTCCAATTCCAACACTATCATTAGTGGAGTCAACAAATAAAGTATTTGTATCAACTGTTAAGTTACCACTCATAGTAACATTACCAACAAATCCAGAAGTTCCAGATACACTGAAGTTGCTTCCAGCACCAGTAAGAGTTAGCGAACCAGTCATGGTATCGCCAGCTTTAAGTACGTTTTGAGAAGCAGCACCAGTTAGATTTGCTGTGATTGTTCCCGCAGCAAAATTACCAGAAGCATCACGAATAACAGCAGTTGATACTACATTAGTACTATTGAATGTTACATTACCAGCATTCCAAATAGTATTTCCATTTAAAGTAAATCCGTCAGCATTTAAAACTTTGACATCAAGAGTTCCGCTTCCAGTTGATCCATTACCACCTGTAGCAACGATAGCAGCATTGTAAGATGCAGCTAATTGAGATGAGTTAAAATATAATCCAGGAGAAGATGCTTGTCCATCTTTTCTTCCAAGTCTTAAATTAGCTGTTCCTCCATCACTTTCTAAAGCAGCAGCAACAAAAGTTCCGTCTGGTATACCATCTGCATTTGCATCAAGAGTAGCAATACTAAAATCTCTAAATGCTTTTTTATTACTTGCTGTACCAATAGTAACAGCACCTACAAAATTACCAGTAGTTAAAGTACCAGTGATAATGGTGTAATTATTAAATACATCATTTGTATCATTATTAATTTCTACATTAGTAATAGAAATTACACCAGTACCTTGATCATTTGAATTATATAAGTTAACTGTTAAACCAGGAAGGAATGGAGTTGATGTTAGAATTTCATCTGGGATGAAAATTCTATATCTTGGTTGACCAGTAAATGATAATACTCTAATTGAATCTTGGAAATCTTTTCTAGATTGATATGATGGTAATCTATTATCACTTAAAGTTCCAAAATTAACATTAAGTGCATTTTGATACCATGTTCCTTGTCTATTGTCTAATCTATCAGCATCTAGTCCAGTTCCAGGGCCATCATTTAAGGAAGTCCAAACTTTAGCCCAAGAACCAAATGCATCTACGTTGGTTCCAGAACCACGTAACCACATATTATCATTATCAGTAAATGCTAATTGTTTAACACCACCATCTACAGTAAATCCTGATCCTCCTGGTCTTAATGTAAGAACTAAATTTTTGGTTCCTCCATCAGATAATCCATTAGAAACATTATTTCTTGTATCTGCAACAATACCAGTTGAGAATGCATTTGGAGATGGATTTGAAGTTGGGTTTGAAGTATTTGTGATAACACGGATTGTATTACCAGACTGACCAGAAATACTAATATTGTAAGTACCTGAAAGTCTATCTACTGATACTGTTCCAGCGTTTAAGTTAGAAGCATTAAGATAGTAAGAACCTTGAGCGCCATCTAACAAGTCAGCATCTAATCCACTATCTGCTCCAGTCTTTAAAACAACCGAACCATTACCTGATTGACCGATTAGGAACTGAGATTTTCTGAATCTAGCAACACCAATAGTACCAAATTCATCTGCCGAAATTGTGAGGTCAGTAACTCTTTGAATATCGAGAGAGGTATTAGCATACTGTCTGTTTACAGTACTGACTTTTGCAGCTAAAACTAAACCAGATCCACCACCAAGTTCTGCTGGAGCAGAAGAAACATTAAAATCTGCAGTATATCCAGCACCAGAGTTAGTTACAGTAAGCTCTGTTACAATTCCATTAGAAACAATAATATTAGATCTTAAACCTGTTCCAGAACCACCAGTTAGTGGTACATCAAAATACTGACCATTAGTAAATCCAGAACCACCACTAGCAATAACAATACTATCAACAAATCCACCTTGAGTAAATGAAGATTCAAATACAAGTGGTGAAGCACCTCTTTCAAATTCAATAATAGTTCCAGCTGCTATTGTAGATGTTAATGGATTGTTTAATGATACTGTGGTAATACCACCAGAAGTTATAACACCATTGATACTAGTATTTGCTTGAATACCAGTAAGATTATTTACAACTGTATGACCAACTAAAGTATTTGAATTTGTTGTAAATAATAATTGAGAAGAACCACTAGATGCTTGTGAATATAATTTGGCAAAATATCTATTCTCTGCTCCTTTAATTGATTGAACTACTGGAGCATATGCTTGGTCACCTCTCAAGAATGAGAAAGAGTTTGCAGCATCTGAGTTATTAGCAAGTCTAGAAGTAGCAATAACCCCAGATGTGATATCAGAAGCAGCAATTTGATTTGTTGAAAGCGATACCCAGTTATTATTATTAGAAGCAGAGGTATTTACAACTCTATTGATTTCAATAGTTTCTGCTGGAATATCACTTGACTGAATTGTATCAGCCTCTCCCATTTTAATATTATTGACGATATCTCCGTATAATCTACTTTCAATTAATGCTACACCAGTTGCTTGTGTGCCAGCACCAGATGGAGCAGAGAAAGTAACAGTTGGAGGAGTTGTGTATCCTTTACCGCCGATCAATCCATTAAACGATACTATTTTAACAGTAACAACTTGACCATTAGCAATTGTACAAGTAGCTGCTGCTTGAATAGCACCTGCTTGTGGATTTCCTCCAGTAATAGTTATAACTGGAGTTGTAGTATATCCAGATCCTGGGTCAGTTAAATTAATTTGATAAACAACTCCCTGTCTATATTCAGTTGCCTGAATTTTTCCTCCAGAAATACTACCAGTAAATACATCATTAGTAGTAAATTGTAAAGTTGGATCTATATTAAATGATACGAATAAACTTCCATTATCATTATTGAGAATGTAAGAAGTTGAAGTATCTTGCTGAATCGCAATATCACCAGCAAGTGCTCCTTCAATAGCAAGACGAGATGTTTGGTCTGGAACTGTAAATACACTAAATGGTCTTAGTGGTGGAATCTGATCAATTGAAATCTTGCCAGAATCTGTCAGTTCAACAAGTGCTCTAGGAACAGCATTTGTTGAATATGGCTTGTTGATGTATGGGCCTAAGTTATTAGTAATATAGTCTCTAACTGCCTTCTGAGTTGGTAGTTTAGAGTCAGTTGAATTAGCACCTCCAAGAGTATTTGAAGCATCGAAACCAGTAACAACAACGTCGCCACCTTTTAACTTAAGGAATTCAACTTCCGAAATGGTAACTGTACCAGTGAAAGTAATATTACCAGTTCTGTTTTCAATACGAGCAAATGTACCAACCTTGAAGTCACCAAGTTCATCAGTACCAGAAACATAAACACGCCCGTAGTCTTGAGATACTTGTTCGTATGCTTCAATTTTAACACCACCATTTTCTGGTAGAGCATTATAATTTGTACCAGAACCAGCAAATTCCCAAGTATGTGAGGAAGAGTTAACAATAGATGGTCTATGTAATCTAATTGTTTTCCCAGTTAATGTAGAAGATGATACAGCTTGGCCAGTAGAAATTGACTTAAATTCTGCTCCTCCTCCAGATCCAGACTCAATGGTAATTTGAGCAGAGAAAGGAGGACCAACAGTAACTGCACCAACAGTATCAATAAAGTATTCAATATCTGGATTTACATTTTCATAACCATCAATTTTTACAACATAATGCTCAAGTGGCTCTCTTCCAAGACCATCAACAGTAAATATTGTTCTTCCAGTTGGTGTTGATGACACGTTAGTAATAGTGCCAACGTCAAATGAGTAAGCAAAATCATTGTATCCTCTTGCTCTTAACGCAAAGATACCAAAGTTTGTAGCTGAGTTAGTAATTGAAGCATATCCACCAGATTCTGCAAGAACACCATCAGCACAGAAGATAACGAATACAGAAACAAGCTGAACATAACCATCGTTGATAATTTTATAACCAGTACCACCAAAAGATACGATAGTGAATGCAGCGGCAACCATCGATTTACCCTGATTCGGGAAGGTTGCAGAACCATCAAGTTCTAGACCAGGGAAAGGACAGTTTGGTTGCTTGACTTTGGAACCATCAATAAGAGCACCACCGCCACCAAGGAATGAAATTACAGATGCGTTCTGTGTGTATGGAGACGCTTCAATAATTGGATAGTCATCATAGTCAGAACGTGGAGTATAAACAACTCCATCTGCATCATAAATTACGCTATCTGGGTAAGTTACGATATTTACAGTATCAAATAATGTACCAAATGTTTTTGTTGTTGCTCCAGGAGAAATAGTTCCATCTAAAATATCTTCAAGCAACGCAAATGATGTTGTGATATTTGAAACTATAGTGGCGCATTTATTTACATTTGGATCAATTAAAATTGTATTATCTGTAAATAATGGAATTGGTGTATGCAATGGAGTATAAACAGATCCAGTGCCATTAGTTCCAGTCTTCCAATTTCTCATAGCAAGGATACAAAGATCTCTTACTTGATTGAAAGCATAGATAGTTTCATCTCTTTGTGCCTCGGGAATGCCAGTTAATACAGAACCACTAAAATATGATTCTACAGCAGTTACAATACCAGCATTACCACCAAGAATTATGTCTCTTATTAATCCACTAATAATAAAATTAATATCTCTACGGCACTTTCTTTCATTGATATTTGAAAGATTCAATGATGGATATAGTGCTTTAGTTTTTCCGTATGCTTCATCAGCAATAAAATCTCTATTTCTAGCAATAAGATAAGCAGCATCTAATGAAGTGCCAGAAGCACCGTTTGCTAATACATCTACAAATAGATACGATAAAGTGTTGATAGCTGATGCTACGTTGGCACAAGCAGGAGAAGAAATATCATCAATTACGGTTGGGTCTGTGTATCTTTGTAAAGAAGAATACTGAGGAACATAAACTGGATCTGATGGAGTACCATTACCAGTCCTCCACTTCCTCATTGCATAAATTGCTAATTCTCTGGCATACTCAATAGCACGAATTGTTTGAGTAATTTCATAATCTACAAGGTCAATTTGGCCAGCAGAGATATATTTTTTGGCTGCATTAATAATATTATAATTACTACCAAATTCTAAATCTCTACAAACAGCATTTAAGAAGTGACCAATATCTCTACGGCACTTGGAATCACTAACTGGAATATTAAAACTTGGGTATACTTTTTGTGTTGTAACGCCATCAATATCACATTCTACAACAATTCCAGAAAGTTTTACTATACTATCTTCTGTTAATGAAGCAACTGGAATAGATGTTGTGATAGTAGCCTCTCCAGTTACCACATTATCATAAACAAAATTTGTAATATTATAATTAGTATTATTGAATCTTACTGTACCTCCACTTACATAAGTGTGGATAAATCTCGATGGTCCAAGATAAATTTTAAACTCTACCCCACTAATACCATAAACACTAAAATATTCTTGTTTAAATTGATCATTGATTTTTCTTACAACTTCATCAGCAATAAAATCAATATTGTTTCTGATTTGCAAGCAAGCATCCTGATATCTTCTAGCTACTGGAGTTGCTACAGGAAACTTATTTGGGGAGTTTAGTAATGAAAGAGTTACTGATCTGGAATATGATCTTACACTAGCAAATTGACCAGGATCAAAATTTGAATCTATAGTTACTGTAGTCTTTTTTGGAATAACAAATCTTCTAGTTCTTCCATCTGCATCTTCTAAAACTTTGTAAATTCTTTGCTTGCCATTTAAGAAAGAAAGATCAGGAGATGATGTTGGAAGATTAGAAATTAAAATTTCTTGACCTTCTTTAAAATTATGAGTATTTTGTCTACCAACAAGAGCATTAGTGTAGAAAACAATACCACCAAGATCTTCTGGAGTTCCATAGTCACCAAAACCGCCAGTGGCTACGGATGGATCGCCTTGTTTTGAAAAATCAATTCTTACGATAGGTAAAGCAGTTGTTATATCATAATCAGTAAATACTACTTCTCCTTCTGCTCTAATGGAACGAATATCTGTCGAAATAAATTCATATGCTTCCCTTAGGAAAGTGAATTCAGCACTACCATTTGTAATTGCTCCTGAAGTATGTGAAGGTGCAGATGAACCAGAAATACCCGCAACAGTAATAGTATATACATTATCACCAGTCCACACAAGTTGACCTAATGTGTATGCAGTATTTTGAGCAAATTGAACTACTCCAATACCACCATATTGAAATGTTTCTCCAGCATTAAAACTACCACTAATAATACTAAAATCAACAGATCCATTTACATAAGCATCAGCACCAGTGATTCTATTAAAAGTTACATCAGTTAATAAACCAATAGCACCAGTATTAACACCTTTAACCCTTTGGCCTGATGTTAATTGTGATAAACCAGTATTTGTTTGATATGTTGAACGGAATTTTTCTGGACCAAAAATTTGATGACCTACGGGGAAATCAGTTCCAAAATCTCCATTTGCTGTGTAATCAATTTCGATACGCTGTTTGTCATCAAAGACCATAGCGTAATCCCAAGTAGCAACTGGATCACCATTAGAATCGATCTTATCTCTATAAGTAACACCAGTTACATAGTTCTTATCTCCAAACTTAAAGATGTGTTTTCTTGGATTGTTTGGTCTGATGATAACAAGACGAAGGTTATCACCAACAACAGAAGCATCTGGTGGAAGTGAAATTGGGTTATCTTCTACATAATCACCGCCAGAAACAATAATAGTTTCTTTTACACCAGGAGTTGTCCATGCAATTTGTGCCGCTTTTTTAATTGTTCTAACTGGATTAACAGCAGAACGACCATCATTTAAATCACTACCAATTTGTTCAGAAACATAAACTCTACCACCAACATCATTTGTAGCTAGATTTAAAACATATTCTGTAGTAGCAATCTTGTCGGATCTATCGCCAAACTGTGGAGTTATTGACCTAGGAAATACTCCAGATTGACCACCTTCATTAAAATAAGGTTGATTTACATCATTAGCTCTAATACCAATATGTTTAAATCTAACTTCACCATTTAATACAATGCCATCGGTATGTTGTGGTGGAGTAGTTCCAGTAGTTCCTGTATTTAATGCCTGGTATACATTAGTATTGTGGTATCTATATTGACCTTCTTGGATAATAACATTACTAGACCAAGGAGTTCCTCCACTATTTAAATATGTTTTTAAATTTGGTGCTCTAAATTGAGCATCTGGAGTAACAAAATTATCAATATCTAGGTTTAAAATTCTTGCAGTATCGGAAATGATAGAGGTCGATGTTCTGATTGCACCATTAATATCTAACTCAAAATCTACTGTATCCAAATAAGCAACTGCAGTAGCTCCATTTCCATTACCTCCAGTAATAGTTACTGAAGGAGCTGTTTCGTAACCACCTCCAATATTATCAATTAGAACTGCTACTACACTACCATCACTAATTACTGCTGAAGCTAGTGCTTGTATTCCTCCATTAGGGGGGGCAGATAAAGTAACTGTTGGCTGTAAAGTATATCCAGAACCCCCATTAGTTACTTGAATTCTATCTATTCTATTACCAGTTCTATTGATGCCGACTCTAGGGAGTGTCGTATTCGCATCTAGTTGTGCTCGCAGGATTTCTTTTTCGTTTGATCCAGATCCAGAACGAATTGTTAATTCATTACTACCAATTAAAGAAGGATTAATAGCTCTAATTTGTTCCCTATCGGAATTAAACTGAAAACTCATCTTACTATCGAGCCTCTGGCGTAAATTTTATTTTCTTTAACTATTTAGCATCAAGACCAAGCTATACTTACTACTTTGACGTAAACAACCCATTTAATAGTTGCTGTTGTACCTGCTCTAACTGTAGAGTAACTATATCTATTTGCAGAGCCAGAATCAAAAGGTTGTATTGTCCAAGACTCTCCTTCTGGAATACTATCTTTAATAATAGTAGTCATTGATGACAATTCTTGTACATTACCATTAGATCCAACAGAAACGGCGCTTTCAATTTTTGAAGATAAATGACCACCTCCAGTAGCATTAACCGCAACTATACTTGCAGTAATAAAATTAATAGTGTTTGAAGGAAGAATAATTTGACTTCCGACATCATCTAAAGAAAGTGTCGATGTATTTAATCCACGTAAAATATAATATGTAGTTGAACTATCTTGATAAAAAGAATTTTTAACCTCTAAAGAATTAGCATTTTTGATATCTTTTTTTTCATTAATTAAAGTAGTATTATCTACTGAAAATCCACCTACAGAATCTAACGTTTTTAAATTTGATGCCATGTTTACCTCTTAATAATATTACTAATAACAGTAACCTCTACTAAATTGCCAGCAGTTATAGTAGTATCTAACGTAAATGTTATACGAACATTATTGCTAGCATTAAAATCAAATATACATGAAATTAATTCTGCTCCTGTTTTAACATTGCCAAAATCAGTAAAGAATATATCAGATCCTTTATCAATTACAGAATATTCTATAAATTCTTTATCACCTGTTGTAGTATTATGAGCAATAACTTGAACCTTAGCAGAAGCATGTACAGCTGGATTATATATAACAGAACTTCCTGAATTAACAGTTCCTCTATTTAAAATAACTTTAGATGTAGAAAGTTTGTAATCAGCTAACTCAAATTGTTTTAAATCTGTATCTAATATTTTAAGACCATTATAGATTCCAGAACCAAAACCAAGATTGTAGTAAATATCACCAGTATCAGATAATCTAAGTAATGGATCATTTGTTAAACCACTTGATAATCCAAAATCAAGATTATCTTTAGTTGTTGTAATAAATGTACTAGATCCATTATTATCAATAGAAGTAGATAAATTATCGAATGTTATTAATTTAGCATTTAAATTTAATATATCTGAATCTACTGAATTAATAGTATCAATAGAATCTAATTCTATTTGGTTTTCTGTTACTCTTAATGTATTATTTCCATTATTATAGAAATATAAAATATTTTCATTAGAGCCAGGGGATAATTCTGGTATAATATAAGTATTTCCATCTACATCACGAACTCCTCCTAAAGAAGACCAGTTAGTACCATCGTATCCTTCATATTGAAGAATTGTTGTGTTAAATCTAACAGAACCTCTTACTGGAGCACCTCTTTCATTACTATTTCCTACTGGAAGAACTAAAGAAGTATTAGCATCAATAGTAACTTTTTTACCAGAATTTGGACGAACTAATAAATCATTTATATCAGTAGATATAACATTATTTGCTAATCGAAGATCTCCGTTAATAGATAATGGCGTTCCTCCAGTTGGAGCTATTCTAAGTTCTGAAATTTCTTCAAAAGTTAATGGTGCTACTGCTGTAGTAAAATATGCTAATATGCAAGTTCCATTTGGAAAATTATTTCCACTGGTATTAGTTGGTTCGGAACCAGAAGTTCCAGTTACACCAGAAGAAACAACAACATAAATATTATTTCTATATTTTAAATATTGTCCAGCAGTTACTGGAATATTTGAATTCCATTCTGTATATTCTGGAGCGGAAGTGTTTACCGATCTTACTTTTTTTGTACTTACAAATTCTTGATAAACTGGTGTGAATTTTATTGTATTATTATTATCATTAATAAACCATAATGTGTTGTCATTTGCACCTATTGTTTCTTCTGCTAAAATATAAGTATTTCCATCAAGATCTCTAACACCACCTAAAGAAGACCATGATGCGGCAGATTGACTATAACCTTCATATTGTTGGGTAGTAGTATTAAATCTTATAGCACCATTTTCTGCTAAAATAGTTGGTCTTGCCGAGCTATTTCCAGAAGGAATAACTAAAGCAGAATTAGCATTAATTTTTACTACTCTATTTGTTGCTGGCGATAAACTAATATCGCTAGTACCTAAAGATTTAATATCCGCATTTGTTATATTTAAAACATCACTTACATTTATTTTATCTGAAGTTTTTATTTCTCCTAATGTTTCTATTTTACCAGAAGAAGAAGTAATCGTTAATGCCGTTCCTAACTTTAACGATTGAGTATTTAATACTATATTAGATGTATCGCCAGATGTTAAAGTTAAATTAGAAGTATTTCTTAATAATGGTGTAGTTACACTAGTGTTTGCAGATACTGAAGTAATATTTCCAGTAGTGGCATTTAAAATATTACTTGTTACTTGAGTACTTTGAATATTAAAAGTTGTAACTAAACCATCTTCGATATTTGCTGTAAACATATCAGTAATATCTACAGCGTCAACAAAAAATTCAGCTTCCGAACCAAATACTTTTGGATTAATTTGACTTACTGTTACTACTGCTTCATAACCTAGACCACCCGACATGTCCGAATGTTGAGAGCAGTAGTAATATAAAGTTGGTGGAGTATCAATACTTGGACGAATTGTTACTGTAGTATTTCCGTATGTTACCTCAGTACCATTATATAAAGCTCCTTTGAAAATAGTAGTAACTTCTCCTGCTGATGTCGGAAAATCAGAAATTGTTACGGTATTTGAAGTAACTGATACTACTGTGGTATTTGCTGCATAAGCAGCAAGTTCTCCTGTAACACTATTATCTTTTTCTACTATCATTCCTGGCAATATGCCAGTAGTATTAGCAACGTTTAAAACTTTACTTCCTGTAGTTACATTTAAAACACCAACATTTTTAGTGTTCCAAATTCCTCTTGGATGAATACTAAATTTTAGTGGATGGTTACTTGGATAAGTAAATGTATATGTATTATCTTTTAATAGAGTAAAATCTGGATATAATTGAGCATCATTGCCATCATTAAAATCTATGGTGTATTTATTTCCTTGGGTTGCAGTATCAACTGTATAAGGACCAACTGTATTACCAGAAGAAACACTTCCCGATGTACCAACAACAGTTACTGTTATGTCAGTAATATTTAAACCAGTAACTTGTTTTTCTATTACTGTTACAGTAGTGTTTGTATCTCCAGTCGGACCAGATTGAGTAAAAACGTAATTATTACCAACAGTAAAATATGATGATGGTACAGTAGTAGTAAATGTAACTAAAATTGATTGTTTAGTTGCAACTGTATATGGAATTGGTTTAGTTAAAGCAAGATTATTAACAGTTAAAATATTTCCTTCTTCATAACCATTGCCAATTTCATTTATACTAACTTCTGTTATTATGCCTAATTTATTAATTACATAGTTATAACCTATTCCAGAACCCCAAGGAACACTAAAATTATATACTGCATTACCATCTGCAGATCCTTGACCATTAGTTTGAATAGTCGTATCACCACTAATTCCTGTTATAACTAATGGTAAAGGATTGCCATTTAAATCATTTGGAGCCACTAAAGACGGTGTTCCACTAACTTTAGTGAGTACCATACCAACAAAAAATCCCGCAGTGGATGCTACAGTAATAGATGATTGGTTTTGCTGTATAGTTACAGATATATTATTTTTTGTAGATGGAAGAACTAGTGTGTTACCAACTAAATAACCAGTTCCAAATGTAGTTATATCTGTTTCTGAAAATCCTCCATTTGAAAAAGTTAAGTTTGCAATTGCTCCAGTTCCATTACCTCCAGATAATGGAATGCCAGTAAATTGCTGAACACCTCCTCCCCCTAAACCACCTCCGCTTGACGGATAGGTATATCCAGATCCAGGAGTAGTTGTTCCACTGTATGCCGAAACAGTAATATCTAAAGTTGCTCCAGCACCAGCACCACCTAACGCAGGAATATTAGTATATGATCCAGGATCATAATTTTTTCCTTCGTTTTCAATCGAGACCGCATTAATTTGCTTTTTTTGAATTAATAAATCTCTAAAGAAGTAGCTACCAATAGAATCATATTGAAATATTTTTTTGGATGCACTAACAAATCCAACAGTTTCTTGGGAGGCTTTAAATAGTCCTAATTCTCCATCAGATAAAAAAGACAAAGAAGGAGAATCTACTAATCCATCACCTAATTTTAAATTGCCAGTAGATAAATCACTACCACCTTGAGATATGCTAAAAATTTGATTACCAATCTGATTAATTTTTTGCCTTTGAATCTCAAAGGTATCTGTTTTGGCGACGTTAATTGCTGGCATTTCTTACAATCTCTCTAAGAAGCTGTTTAATTTCAGATAGTTCTTCCTTCAAAGTATTTATGTCATCTTTCATTGTATTAAACTCAGATGTTAATCTTTTTGTGGGGCGATCCCTACTTATGATTGCCCCAGTGTTAGCATCTCTAACTAAATTTGGATGGCCTTCAACTTGAATATACATTAGAATGAAGCTACTGCACGAACATCTTGAATTTTGGGAGAATATGCTGGATCATCTGTTTTCATTATAATTTTTATAGCAAAGGAAGTAAATTCTGGTAAATTTGTAGCACTGTATTTAAATTCTTGATACGAAGATTGCTTTTCAACAATTGCTGAAATTGAATTTTCTGCTGTTGCTAAATCCTCATTATCAGGAGAACCATCAATATTAAAATATTTCCAATTAATGTCCTCAAAATTTGATTGCAATGATGCTTCTTTAATCTTGTAAAGAATTTTTATATTTTCGGTATCTTTTACATTTGCAGTGATTCTAACATCTACTGAAGTTCCAGGACTATTAATTGCAACTTCTTTAGAAACATACTTTGCTAATGCTGAACTATTTCTCGAACTAACTTCTGGTGTGAAATCAACTCCAGTCGTGAAATTCATTTCAGAAACAGTAACATATTTACCATCTCCAGTTTTTACAATATCCCCAACTCTAAAGATATCTTGTGATTGTTCAGTTTCTTTTCTTACAAATGCACTATCTTTTGTAATAGGGCTAGTATAGTTATTTGAAATTGGTAAATAACTATTTTCTACAATAATTTTTTTATCTTTAGAATCCCACGAAATAATTTTACCATTAATAATATTACCATAATCAATATTTACATTTTGTGGATAATATGCAATCAAATCAGCATTTTCACTGAATGTGTAAATTTGTTCAGTTGAAGAAGAAACACTTAAATTAACTGATGTAATGCGAATACCAGCAGAAGTAGTAGCAATAATTTGCTCATTAGTTTCAAATGAAACTGAAGTATTTAATGTTATTAATGCTACATTATTACTGTAATTCAATATTGTTCCAACTGCTTTACTTGTTTGTCCAGATAATACAGTACCAGTAACTAAATCGTCATCAGAACCAACAACAATTAAACCAATATTATAAAGAGGAGAGAATTTTAATACTTGATATCTTTTACCAAATCTATTTTCATAACCAGTAGAATTTTCAATTCTATTAGTTGACATTTTAACGGAACAAGTATTTAAATCAATTACTGGAGATAGATAAGAAATGGTTGAAGATAAATTGACTTTATATGTTAAAGATCTATTAAGTGAATTTAAAGTCTCATTAATTCTGGAAGCAACTATTTTTTGATTTGAGAAAAACTGTTCTTGATTTAAGAAAGTTTTTTCATAATCTGTTTGTGTGTATGAAGGGAAATTAATAGATTTAGAATCTACTGGAGTAATATTTGTAGTTTTTACAAAGGTGTCAATAGTAGTTCCTTCTAATTGTAGGTATGAAATTTGTGCATAAAGTTTTTCATATTTTCTATTGTATGAAGCTAAAACTTTATTACCACCACCAACAACACTAGATCCAGCTCGATTTGGGGAAATAATATTATAAGAATCTAATCCAGAATTAGTAATTTTGAATAATAACGAATTTAACGTGGTTGACGCAATTCCACCAACAGTTTCTGCATTTCTAAAGAATACATATGATTTTCCTGAATCTTCAAATCCATGGTCTCTGTGATTTACTTTTACAATTGAGTTATTATTTTTAAATAGATTTGAAGTAGCATTAGTAGAAGATCTAACACTAGTTTCAAATGGATTTGAATCTAATAATTCATATCCTAAATTACTATTAGTTAATAATAATTCAGCTGGCCTTGAAATATCAAATTCTGCTCTATATAAAGTAAATTTAATATCTTCAAATAAATCTTCTGTCCAGTTATCAGTATTTTGTGATTTATAAACAGAACCTAGTAGTGGTTGTGAATTAACTGTAGTGCTTGTTGCAATTTCAGTCTCTCCTAATCTAGAGGACCAAATTTCATAGTTGATAGAATCTGTTTCTATAGTTAAGGCATATTCTGAATTATTTTGCAAATATACTGGGTGCTTAAAGTTAAATCTAGTTGGCACTATAGATTTAGTTTCACTAAATTCATCGGTAGCAATTCCCATCCTTACAGCTGGGGTATCTATTTCAATTACCGATTCTATCTTAGCTTCCCCTGCACCACTACCAACTCCTTTAACTACAACTGAAGGAGCTTCTGTATAACCACGACCATTTAATGAAATTTCTGCATTATAAATTTTAAATTCAGAAACGCTAACTGTACCAGTTGCAGTACTTCCTCCTGGAAGTTGAGGGCTTTCAATTACAATAGTAGCACTTTCATAATTATCTCCTACATTAGTTACTTTCAAATCAATTACTTTTCCAGAATCTTTTGCAATTGTTAAAACTGCACTTTTATTTCTAGTATTATTAAATTCAGTAATTGATGCAATTTCTAATGGTTCATTTTGTAAAAATGAAACACCATTATTATTACTTAAAACAAGTGTATAAACTTGCTCTTTGTTTAGTTGGAATTGAACAGAATTTTCGTCTCCAACTAAAATATTATTTTTATCAAATACTTTTAAAACTGGACCAGTTGCATTTGAATTTTTACCTTTTACAAATTCACCTTTCTTAATTGAAATTGTATCGGAATCGCCAGTAAGGTAAACTTTTAAATAAGTTTCTGGATACATTACAGATTCTGATCCAGGAATAATATATTTTCCAGGTTTTCCTGTATCAATATTAGTTAAATATACTCTAATTGGTACTACATTATCTTTTTTATTAAAGAACAAATCAACCCCAGTAGTAAACATACCACCAGCAAAATTTTCAATTTTAAATGTTTGTGCTAATGGATTTGGTTTTGATTCTTGATCTGTATTGCTATTGACTAACTGAACTCCTTCATTAGCTTTGAAATAAGCAGCAGAAGTTGAAATTACTGAAGGTGGATTTTCTGGAATAATTCCAGAAGAATAAAACTTAATTTCAGCATAAGTATCTGAAGATAATTTATCTGAGTATTCAGATGAAGATGCAAACGTAATTGTTTTTTCTCCAGCGGTAAATCTAATTTCTTCAGAACCTTCATCATAAGAAACAGTATTTACATTTCCAGTCCATCTTGAGTTTTCAATTGGTGGATAACCAGCTGGGAATAAAACAACTCCACTTAAATTTCCATTTTCATCTGTTACTAATGAAGAATTAAAAGTAGATAAAGAATTACCTGCTACTCCAGTAAAAATTGCATCAGGAACTACCCAACGATTAATATTTCTACCATCAACATAAACATTTAAATTTGTATTAGCTTTTAATCGTTGAACCTTAAATTTAATAGGAATAGATCTAGCAAAAAACTGCAATGATGATGCGACACTATTGTTGTTTACTGTCTTTGAATTAATACCTTTTCCAATTTCATTATTTTGTGGATTAACATTAGAAGAACTTGCAATAGACGCTTGTTGAACCGAAGAATTTGTAGTTTCGCTAGCAACAGAAGCAAACGAATTTATATTTAAAAATGAAGCATTTGTTCCAACCCAATTAATAACAAATGAATTGAATATACTAGATAGTGATTCTTTTACATCATCTTTTGCTTGGAAAATAGTAAAATGACTTGTATTATTGTTTATTGCCAATGGAGCAATAGAAGTATCATACCACTGGTCGATAACTGGAGATATGGAACAATCTCCAACATATTGAATAACCACAAATGGATTTGGATTTATAGTCTTGGTTGCGTATTCATTGCCAAGAACTTTTATTGATCTAAATGGTAATGTTACAATATTATTTGATTTTGTATATCCAGCAATAGAACGTTGATCATCTCTAGTGTTAATCTCAACTAGATTAAGACTATTTTCTTTGACCTGTGGACGTAAAACAGCTTGCTGAGTATCTATAGAACATCTGTAATCCGATGATTTGATATTACCGATGCCATGCGATTCAAAATTATCTACAATAAAGCCACTCTTAAATCTATCTAATCCAATCTCATCCTTAATTTGCATGTTGAGTGCTTGTTGTTCAAGAATACTTAAAGTTGTGTAGTATTCGAGACGTTCAATGCGCTTCTCCAATTTTCCAATGTCACGCATAGTATATCTACGATTGTCTACTGGAACAATTCGTACATCTTTGCTAGTAATAGTAAATGATGGAATATGAATATAGCAAATAGCAATTGCATCATCTACATTATCTGGCTTAGAAGGATTCATTGAAGAATTGCCTTGCTTTACAATAAACTCTCCTTTTTTATTTAAGAAAATTCCATCAATACGATCTAAGTATTGCGTTTCGCTAAATGAAATAGTATACTCAAGATTTTTATCTGATGCTGGTGTTGATGAAATTACTCCTCCATCTCCAACGAAGTTTACATAGCTCTTACCTTCTGGATTTGCTAAAATAGAAACATCTTGGAATCCCGTAATAGTAGTATTAGAATCTACTTTTGGTCTAAAATCAATTACATCTTTTAGTGAAACAATTCCATTTAATGCAGAATTAAATGATGGAATTTCTTCTGCAGGTACTCCTGCTTCATGTAAATATGAATCTACCGTACAAAAATCTCCTTGTGAGTGTTCAAAATAATCAAATGCAATAACTAATTGTCCATTAGGAGCATCAAATCCTGGCTTGAGAACGATTCTAGAGACATCATATAAAGTATCTCGTTGACCATCATCGAATGTAAATTTGTATGTAATATCTGTGCCACTAATTAATTGTCCACTTGCATCAACGTCTGGTGGTGTAGTTGATGTACCTTCATAAACATATCTTAATTTGTATGCATCAGAATATGAATAAACTTCGATATTTTCTCCATCGTAATCAATACCACGTAATGGAATAACTTTATCGCCACTTGAGCTAACAACAATTCTTTTATTAGTAATTGAAGTCTTTAACCTTGGCTTAGCTTTATCAATTTCTACAGTAGCAGTTAATTTCAATTTAGGATAATTAGTTAAACCAGAACCAAAATAGTTATCTGGTAGTGTAATCACAGCAGAACCAGTTGTAATCCCAGTTGAATCTGTTGATGGATTATTAATTGATATATATTCTTCTGGAATATAAACAATATCTCCAGTGTTTACTGCGGTCGAACCTCCTTTATCTAAAACTGTTAGGACAAAAGAATTTTCTGAATATGAAACAAATCTTTGAAATCCTGTAGCTAGTTGAGCAGTAAAAGTTAGAGTACCACCGCTAGAAGAAAGATCTGTAGTGAAATCTTTTCTAATATAGCATTTGATTTTTGTATCTGAAGTATCTTTTACTAAAGAAGCAACTTGCTTGCTTCCTGTTGGATAAACTAAAGATGAAGTAACATTTTCAATATTTGGTCTAATTCTAACTACGCTTGCATTTACAATATCATTTGGTAAACTATAGTCTAAATAAATTCTTGACTTGAATACACCTTGAGCGTCGGAAGTATATTGAACAATATTTTTAATTACTTGATTAACTTCATCAGTAAATTGAATAATATCACCTTGAATTAAATCTTTAGATAAATTTGCTCCAAAACCATTGCATTCAATATAACGATCTCCTTTCTTTCCAGAGAAAGTAAAGTTAGTAATTTGCTTGTATGCAGAATATTCTGTTTTTGTAAAATCAATATCTGCCGTAAATACGTAATTATTGTAGTTAGAATATATTGATTTTACATTTTGTGGATTATAAATTAAAACAGTATTTTTATATAATACTGGGACAATCGTTGCGTAATTTTCTTGAGAATCTGGCTGAGGGGATGCAGTCACTATAGGCGGAGCTGCATATTCTTTTCTTAATGCATTCTTATCATTAATATCAATTTTGTAAATAGATCCTCCAATTAATTCTGGATTTACTTTAGTAGAATTAACTTCATCACCATCAATAATTAATTTGACATCTGTGGTATATCCATTGCCACGATTAGTGACAATGAAATGTGAAATTGTGTTATCTGTTGCAATTTTTAAACTATTTCCATCTTCGTCAGAAATAGTTTCTCCTGAAATAAATTCTCCAGAAAGAACGGTAACAAATAAAGTATTGCCACTGCTATAATTTTCTGTAGTATCAGATTCAATTACTCCATATGCATTGCTAGTTTTTCCTGTAATATATTTTCCAATATCAAATCCAATAGATGGGGATTCTTCTAATGTAAGTTTTGTGAAGAAAATTGGATTAAAATAAGAAAAATTAAAAATACCACTATATGGTCTTGAATTTATACCACTCCTTCCTTTGGAAACAACAATGTCTGTATCTGGATTAAAACCTAATGCTCTATCAGAAAGAGTAAAATTCTTTGGCTTTGTAATTCCAATTACTGGAGTAATTGTATTGTTATAATCAACTATCCTGCCATAATAAGTAGCAGCACCTGCTAGAGCATCTGCTTCTGTTTCGTACAGTAGTCGTAGCTTACCAGCTCCTCCATCATCGTACTCAAGAAAATATGTATCTAATACTGATTTATCTCCAGTAATAGTAAATTCTACATAAAATTGTCCAGCAGCAGTAGAAACATCATTTCTTTTGCAAATAGACCCAGCTAAAACATCAACTGAACCAACGGAAGAAGGTTCTCCACCACTACGAGTTTTTACATACCATAAAGTAGATGGATATTCATTTCTTGAAGCTGGTAAATTATCAGCAACTTGAACATAAATTGTTTTTATACCATCTTTTAATGTAAATGTTTGTGCTCTTCTAGATTTTGTGAGTTTAAAATAATCATCTTCTTCTTGACCATTTAACCCAATTGAACCATCATTAAATACACAGCTCAAATAAACATCTGGGTAAGCTGTCAAATCTCCTGCAACATTATTAAGAGGTACACTACCAAATACGTTAGAAATTTTAAATGTAGAAGAGCCTTTGGATTTAATAGTTACATTATCTCTTGTTAAAGTATCTCTTGCTTTATCGATTTCTAAATACTTGGTTTCTTTATTTACTATTTCAAAACCACGCACATATGCTTTGCCAGGTCCAATACTTGCAAGTAATTTTTTAGATGCTTGTTCTTCTGAAATATTATTTACTAATCCATTCGCAGATAATTTGAAAATACCTCCGTTGTTGTTTTTTTGGTAGTACTCTCTAATATCTACTGAAAAATCTTTTACTACATAATCACCAGATTCATCAAAAGTTCTCCTTGCTAGTGTTTCTTCTAGTAATGTATAATCTGCTGGTCTTACTTGCTTTTCTACAATACCATTTTTAATTTTAATTAACTGTATGAAATTTTTATCAGTTAATTGTTCATATCCATATTTCTTGAGATCAAGAGAAAGTTTTAATCTATGTGCTCCAGGAGCAGAGTAGTTTGAAAACCCTCTAGCATTGTCGTAAAGAGATGCATCTTCTTCTGGAGTTATAATATCTTCAATAATGTTAAATCCAATTTTTGCAGATGGCTTATCATAATATTTGTCAACAATTAAAAGTTGTTCTTGGTTTCTTACAAAATAACCGTTTACGAAATAGATACCTTCTTCTACTTTTAATGCGGTAGCATATCCCATTGCTGGACTAGTCAATGAGGTAGTTTCTTGTGTTTCGGGATTGTATACAGAAATTGTAGTAGGTAAAACACTACCATCTGTTCCCACTACCAACAATGGAGTATTAATACCACCTACCACTTCTAAAGTTTCTCCTTGTCTAAAAGTAGATTCATTTCCTGCATCGCCACTGTTTACATAATTAACAAAAATTGTATCTGCTTCTTCTGTAGTTGCGTACTCAGTTTCAATAACAACTCCAGTTACACCAGAATTAATGCCACGTAAAGTAGATCCTATTAAATTTTTAATATCATATTTTTTATATACGATAGCGCCATTTTCATTTACAGCAACTTCAGAAACTGAAGATAACTAAAATTCTTTTGTGGATCAAAATCATCAAAATATGGTGATACGTTAAGATTTGTCTTCTGTGGCATCGTAAATGAATCTCTCTACTTTGGAACCTATTTCCCTATCTTATTTATCAGTAAAGATAAAAAAAAATCTCCCCAATAAGGGGAGATTTAACTTTTATTTTAAATCAAAACTCAATTACGAGTTTGATATCTTCGATTTGGTCTGGTGCTCTGGTGATTAGTCTTCTATTTTCTACATAAATCATATCACCACTATTAGCAGCAATTTCAGGATTTGCGAGACCATTTGCAAATGTTACTCCTAGAACAGTTGAATTATTTGCTGTATCTACAGTACCACTAGCAAGTGAGATTGATCCAGTAATTGCATTAGCTCCATTTGATTCAAATGCTCTTACTTTACCAGAATCTTTGTGGAGATCTGGTGATTGGATATACTTAAGTACACCATCAGTAGTACTACCAGAATCAAGAGTCCAAGAAACAACAGTTCCTTTTGCAACGCCGCCAGTTACTGTTTGAGTAATTGTTTCATCTGGTTGGAAATCTGCAGTTGCACCATCAATTTTAACAGCATATAGACCATTAACTGTATCTACAGTAGCAAATGAAGTTGTACCATATGCAAATGGATCCTTGAGAATACCAATTCTGCGGAAATCATTATCTACTGGGAAGTCACCTGAACCTTCTGCATAGGTTAGGCGAATATTTGTCATAACACGCTTAGCATTAAGCTCAAGCTCCATATCAGAACCATGACCACCTTGTGGAGAAATAACACCTTCCAATGCTCCAGTTGCTGTACTTCCAACAGTGACAGAAGAAGTTAACGCAGAATCACTAAACAAACCATATGCAGTTGCTCCAGAACCAGTACCAGTTTTGAGTGGAACTGATGCATAAGTATAACCACTTCCAGGAGCTGTTACTGATACCGAAACTAATGAACCTGCGGTCACAACTAAAGAAACTTTACCACCAGTGCCATCACCAATGATTGGAGCATAATGTGTACCATTTGGAAGATTGGCTCCAGCAGCTTCAATTAGAACCACATTTACTGCACCATTAACTGCAGCTGCTTCTGTTGCCTGACGAGTAGTGTCTGTAGGAGCAACAATTGGCATGAAATCAGTTGAAAGGAAACGAAGTACATCATTTGTAGGAATGGTGTACATATATTTCCAAACATAACCAGCATTGCCAGCCTCTTCAGTGAAGATACCATTTGCATATGAACCTTGACCTGCTGAAGGAGTGGTTTTTGGCTCGTTAGTTGCATTTTGACCAGTTAAATTCGCTGGATTTTGACCATTATATAGGCACTTAAATACTTCATACTGTGAATTAATTACATAAAACTTAGCATCTCCAATTGAAGTAGCGCCTGTAGCTGCTTGTTTGCCTACCTGACCGCCGCTACCTGGAGTAGCAGAGTAATCGGGCTTCCACATGTCAAACTTAGGATTAGCAACTAAATCCCAATTGTAACGACGAATAACTGCACGAGCAAAATCAGATGTAATTCTCTTCGCAGCAATAATATCGTCATAAAGATCAAATTTTTCTTTTTGATTATCTAGAGGTACTGGTGGAACATCTTCCGACGCATATCTATAAACACCAGTAACAGCAGTAGCACCAGTATCAGCGGTGCCATTCCAACCCTTTAAAGTTGCTCCTGCTGCTGGTACAGAAGATGTTGTAGGACCAACATTATAAAGAAGTAGGCTATCTTCATAGACAGCTCTAACAGTAGCTTTAAAAGTTGCTCCAGCATAAGAAGCACCAACATATACTTCATTGCCAGCAACAAAAGCTGTAGCATTTTTATTATAAATTTCTACGTATGAATCCCATCTTTGTGGACGACCGACAAAGAAATACATTCTGGTACGCTCAGTACCATTATCAGTCGATCCTTCAGATAGAGACTCTAGAAACTGTTTAGCATTAAAAATTCTAAACTTATCTGAGATAATAGCAGCCATTTAATTAATCTCTCTAGTGAAAACGTTTTGTCTGATTTATTTATATTTATAAAATTTAGAATGACCTCAAGTAGTCATTCAAACTATGTGATGCTGGAATTGTATTGTCTACACCTCTAGTTAATCCTGATAATGTGTTTCCATTTTTAGTAGTATAACTTATAATTTCTTTATTAATTAAAATTTTACCACTACTTGGGAATTTTGAAGCATTACTTATTGTAATACTTGATGAAGTATTAGAAATACTAGTTGATAATCTAGATCCAATATCATTAATTGATGGAATAGCTAAATTGAAAAATTCTCCAGTTAAAGTAATTGAAGAATATTTTCTTTGGGTAAAATCATTCAATGTTAAATTTGGATAAGCATATGTTATAGATTCAATAGAACCTGATACATCAAATGCTCCAGTATTCATAAAAGCATTATTTTCAAATGCGGTAATTGTATATCCAGCATTCCCCAAATTATAAGCATCATAGAAAGCATCTCTTTCTACATTTTTATTAGACACTTCTACAGTAGAACCATTTCTTGATGTAATGACATTTATTGGTTCTAACAATGTAAGGAATCCTTGGTTTCTAGTTTTTATTGGATTTTGTAATACGACAGATTCTGTGAAGAAATCAAGAATTCCTGTATTATAATCTATTTCTCTTCTTGATGTTCCAGAAATGCCAGCAGAGGTGTCAATTCTTATTGTAGTTTCTGAAGAATTTGGATTTACAGAAGCTACAATATTGCTAGAAGAAGCAATATAAGAAGAATTAATTATTGGACATACATGAATTGATACTGGAGTTACATCATACTCAACAAAATTAGAAATTACTGTAGTAGTGGATTCAATTGTATTCTTAGTTGAAGTTACCGCCGATGAATAACTTGTTAAACTAGAATTAATATCATAACTTACAAAATCAGTAATTTCTTTAATTGTGGAAACAATTTTTGCAGATTGTGTTGATATAAATGTATTTTCGTATCTAGCATCAATATGAGAAGAAATTATTGTATTCTTGGTATCAACAACTTCAACACTTAAATTATTTGTTAATTCAATTGTTGTTTCTATTGGAGAAACAACAACAGATTCTGCAATAGTCGATAAAGGAGGAATCTGAGCATAGAAAATTCTAGTTATTGAATGAGAATTTCTTACTTCAGAATATGATGTAGGAGGAATAACTAAAATCTCATTTATTGTATTTTCTATTGTGTTAATAGTAGAAATTATAGTTTCTACAGAAGATTCATTTCGTAAAATATAATTAGTTGAATAATTTTCAATAGTTGCATTTGATAATATATTCACATCATGCATGATTTCAGATGCATTATGTGTAGAAGTTATTACTGTTGCAAATAAAGAATCTACAGAAGATTCTGCATTGGAAATAATTTGAGCTGAGGTTATTAACGTAGAAACATCAACATTAATATTCTGATCTACAGAAATTTGAATATTGGACTGTTTTACTGTTATTACAGATGAAGTAGAAGAATCTATTTTAAGCGATTCTACAATAGTTTGTACACTAGATGATGTTGAATATACAGTAGAAATTACATTATATGAAGGAGGTGGAATAATACCAATCCAAGGAATAACATCAACTTCCGTATTATCAAGTTCTATTTGTTGACTTGATGTTAATGAAGTTAAGTCATGGGATATTGATGGCTCTACTATTTCTGTACTTACTGTTTTTAATAATTCAGTAAATGTATCATGATCAGATTCGATAGAAACAATAGATTGAATTATTGCTGCTCCAACTGGAACAACACTTACAATCTTAGGTAGATGTCTTAGATAATCTCCTGCATTATGTGTTTGAGCTGTAGTTCCATCTGCTCCTCTAGTAACAGATAAAAATCTATCTGTTTTCTTTTTCTCATAATAAACAATTTCTCTTCCAATTAATAATCTACTTGAATCAGGGAATCTTATTGTATCTGGAACATACACAATATTATCAGTTTCTGATAAAGGAGCGTCTAAGAATGCACCAATATCATTAATAGAAGCAGTGTCTAATTGAACAAATGCCTCATTAATTTGTTTAGAAATAATTGTTGTTAATTCTTTGTTTACTGAAGTAATTGTTGAAGAAGAAACTATATCGAATGGAACATCTATGTAATTATGAATTGCAGTAGAAGTCCTTATTATATCAGATTTTAGTTTAGGTACTGGCGGCTGTATAATAATTTGAGTAATATCTTTTGGATTACTAAATGTAACTATTTTTTCTTCTGGAGTTATAATAGAAATAATATTTCTAGATACATCTAATTCTCCTGCTAAAGCACTTAAATTAATAACAGAGAAAATAGCTTGACCTGCAGGACCATATGATACTAAAGTAACTTCACTACTTGAAGTTAAACTATCTGAGAATGCTATTGGTGGAGAAACATTTAATATAGTGGTGGTATCAAATTTTCTTGATCTTCCCTTAATTCTGTTATATCCTCTAGATATAACTACTTGAGGAGGTTCTGAATAGCCATAGCCACCATCAATTAAAACAATATCTACAATTTGTCCACCAATTGCAATTACTTCTGCTCTTGCTCCACCACCATTTTGAGTTCTTGGAATAAAATCAATTATAGGTGCAGTATAATACTGATATGCGGTTGGCTGTAATAGTACATTATTATTAAAGAAAAGCATTAAATCTCTTCTATTCCAATTTAATTTTGTTATAGTACCATTAGCGTCAATTTCAGCTGTTATACTTAAACCTTCTCCTCTAACTATATCATTATAATTAGTTGCTTGTACTCTAGAGTAAATATCCTTAGGTAAAAATTCTCCAGTATTGTACTGTTTTGTATTTACTAATTCTGGAATTGATACAATTTCTCTAAACTCAGATTCGCCATCAATTTTAATTAAGTCGCCAATATTCAAATTAGAATATAGTTTTGTTCTTTCCGAGTAAGCATCTTTGCCAAGCTTTGTTCCGAGCAACCAAGATGGAACATCAACTTGTAATTTTCTCACGCCATCTTCATCTTCTAAGTATGAAATTGAAGAAGATTCAATGCCAGATAACACAAAACTATCTCCAGATTCTGGATTTATAAATATTAAATCAGAAGAATCTATTTCATAAAAAGCTGAGCATAGCAAAGTTAAGTTTAAATCATTGCTTCCAGGAACAAACGATTTTATTTTACCAATTTTATTTCCATTTTGAGAAACTATTACGTTGGATCCCAAATAATTTGCAAACCAAGCATAAAAATTTTGTACATCGGGCGAACCAGTTATTACTAAATTTGCTTGGGAATAATATGCATTAGGTTCAAAATCATAGAAAGTTAAAGTTTTTGCTTTATCTCTACCGTAGAATAATAAGATAGAAACTTTTTGCAATACTTGTTTGCCTGTTTCATCTTCGTAGTATTGTAGAGGAGATGAGAAAGTTATATTTGGTCCTACAATATCATAAGATTTCCCAGGTATTTGTAATACACCATCTATGAAAACTATTGCGTATAAAGGATCATCAACTTTGACAACAGAATTCTGTACCTCATCTAAAATTAAGAAAGGACCAGCTCCTCTGTATTTTACAGTTCTAGAATCAATACTTAATCTTCTATATGAACCAATACTGTAAATAAAACACTTTTCTCTTATTACAATATCATCAGTACTATCATATAGTTCACCGTGACTTATTGGTGGTTCTGTGAAGGCAATTTTATCAGTTACTGTAGGATCTTGAGATCTTATAATTGCATATGAATTTTCAAAAGGCTCTTCTTCTGTAGTTCTTGCATTTTGTAAAACTCCATTCAATGCAACAATTAATTTTTCATTTGGTAATGTTTTTACAATAGAACCATTTTCTTCATATAAATCAAATATTCTTGTTTCTCCATCAAATTGATCAGAAATATTTTGCATTTTTCTGATATATGTGGAATTCAGTGTATTATCTTTGAACTTAATTGCTCTACAATAAAACTTCTGAGCTTCTACTACTTGACCTTCCGCTAATCTTTCTCCTAAAGGAGGCTGAGCAAAAGTTATTTTATTACCTTTGATAGTAAATGATTTTCCTGGCTCTTGTAAAACTCCATCAATTGTTATAATTAATGAACTTTCATTGTATGGTGCGTATGCACTATTTGTTTTTTTATCTAAAAGAGTGAAAGTTTTAGTACCATAAAGAATTCCACTATTTGGATCAAAATCCCCATCAAATGGTCTAGCTAGAATCAATTCTCTTGCTACAGTTTCTGAAGAATCAAAAGTATCAATTGCAACAGATCCTATACCTCTTTCTATATTGCTATCTGCAAAAGATACAATATTTTCTGTAATATATTTTCTAGTATTGACAACTGAGATATTTTGTGGTTTTAAATTTATAAATGAGTGAGTTTCAATTTCTTTTATTTCAGAAGGCATTGAAGTATTGCCTTCAGATTCAACTATTAACTCACCAAAAAGCTGAAAACCTGCTGGGTGTGTTGTTTCTTTGATTAAATCACGCCAAAAATCTATAGGAGTTCTTGATTTAATTACATATGAGTAGTCTTGATAAAAATAAGAATCTGTTAGTTTTTGGGAATTTGAACTTAACTTTCCTCTTTCCGAATTAAATCTACCAACGTTGTCTGAATATGTTCTAATATCAGGTAAAAATGTTGTATCTAATTGTGATATTAATAATGCAGTTTTAGATCTTGCAAAACCTTTAATTGGTAGATTATTTTTAAATATTCCCTTTATATTTTCGACTTTTAATAAATTACTTCCAATTCTCCATCCATTTTTAGCTACTACAGCTTCTGCTATCAAAATATTATTTTCATATTGAGCAATTTTTTCTCCAGCATAGAAAGAATCATCTTCAAAATTCTTTAATACAAATGTTGAAGTTGATTTATATGTAGGAATTGTCGAATAATCTGAATTATAACCATATCCACTGTTTATTAATTTTATATTTTTTGGTATTCCAATATTATCTGATGTTAAAAATACTTTAATATCAGATTCAAATATTTTGATTGTTGGGTTATATGTAAATCCTTTACCAGAATTTAATATATTAACTGCTTTTAGCTTACCATTTTCTGATATACATTCTAGTTTATAATCAATTCCATCACCATCTGTAATAATAGCAATTGGCTTTGAATAATTATTTCCTTGCTCAGTTACAACAATTGATGAAAGATAACCAGTTGTTAAATCTATGGTTGCTGAAACAGTAGCAATATTTAATGGAGATGGAATAATTCCTCTGCAAATAGGAAGTAGCTCGTAATTATTTCCTGTATCATTAATGGAAATATTAGAAATAGATCCAATAGCAAATTGCGAAGTAGTTGTATATGAAATAGCACCAGATCCATCATATTGAGGTAATGTTCTTACATTATAAACAAATTTTCTATTTGTTGAGTATATTACAGTGTGTTCACCAGAAAGAGGATCATCAATAACTTTCAAGGAAGATCCATCTGTATTAACATTTGCAGAAGCTTTAATAAAATAATAATAATTATTGAAGTTTACTGGTGATATTTCTTCGTATGTGTTTGAAGAAATATTTGGTCCAAAACCAAGTTTTATTGATACAAAAGATCCTGCAGTTCCTGGTAAATTTGAGCTTACATTTTTTTCTTCTGTAAATAAATTATAATTTAAACTAGATGAAAAATCTAGATATGTATCTAGCATTGATGGGTGGCTAGTATCAAACTTATACTTGTAGTATTTTTGTATTTCTATAGTTGGGTTGATATCAAAATTAAGTTGATTTTTGCTAAATTCTAACTTATACTCTGGCTCTTGTACAGACTCAACTTTTACAAACTTACTTGGATTATTTTGATCGAAGAAAATACTACTTTGTAATATTTTTGTCGGATTAGTTACATTATATTCATACGCAACAACTAATTCTCTAGTTGTTGGGTTGTACGAAACAACATATGGAGAATTTAATCCATCTCCTAAAATTCTATAATTTGTATTTAATTTATATGATGTTTCTTGGAATGTTACTAATTGATCATTAAAATGATCAGATGCGGTGGTGTTTTTCTGACCTCTTTCTAATAAAACAGTTTTATTTGTTTTATTAACTGAAGTAATTTTTACAATTTCATTTCCAATATTTAGATAATCGCCATTTGATAAATCATTTACAGTAGTTAATTTCAACTGAGTATTTTCAGCAGAAAATCCAGAATGATCAACAAATAAATTTAATCTAGCTGTTCTAGTTGAAGCAACAAGACGATTTAAGTCTTCATCAGCAACTGTTAAAATATCTGATTTTCTATAACCATAACCTTTATTTGTTAATGTAATTGAAGAAACTCTTCCAAATCCTCCACCAACATTAAATACCTCAATTGTTGCCCTAGCATTTCCTGGATCTCCAGGCTTGCCGATATTTTTTCTAGCTTTCGAGGAATCAACAAAAATTAATTCTACATCAGTGTAAGTACCACTTTCGTAATCAGCTCCGCTATTTAATACGTCAAATCTACCAATACCAGTATCAATTATTTTACCATTGAAATTTAATTCTTCTAAAACGGCTTTTTGATAAAGTCGTTTCCTTACATAATAAGTTGTTTCTGTGATAGAATCATCTGGAAAAATATTTACAAATACTTTATCGCCATTAGCTAAATTATGATCTTCATCTGTTTGTAATATTGCTACTTTATCATTTATATTTGTAATAGTTAAATTTTCGCTAAGAGATGTTGTTGATATAATTTTTGCACTTGAAGTATCTGATAATACATTACTTTTTATAATAAAATCTTCCGATGCAAAAATATCTCCAGTAATTATCCTAACCTTTAAAGAATTTTGTTTTAATGATCCTTCTAATACTAAACCAGTTCCAAATACAATACCATCATCTTCTCTAATAAATGATATTATAGAATCTTTTGTGTAAGTACCATTTTTGTTTAATAAAAGATTTAAAACTTTAATTGTAGCAAATACAGGTAAAGATGGATCAAATGTATTTTGTACTGATCTTAATACAACTCTACTATCATTTACGACATCACCAATAATTTCGCCTTGTGTTAAATCTGCTGATAAATCTTGAATAACTCTAAATGATCCATCTGGACCAACTGATAAATCATTAACAACTTTTACATTTGGAGATTCTGAAGATTGGAAATCATTTATTTCTGTATTATCTACAATAATTTGCGTTAATAAAACACCATCACCTTGGAAAAGGGTATCTCCCTCAAAAAGATAAGCGTTTTGCACCAAATCAATAACTAATGCTTTTTCGTCTACTGATTCTAATACTGTTGTATTTTTGCCATTAACCGAAGAAACAAATGCCTTTGCTCCAGCACCACCTGTGCCTAAATTATCAATGAATAATTCAGAACCAACTGAAAATGTTTCTATTGAATAATCAGAATATGCTCCATTGATATTACCTTTTGTAGTATCACCAATTAACGCAAATGAATTTACGCCATTGTTATCGATATCGCTAGTTTTTAAACGTTTTAGATTTTTTGGTAAATCATCTTGAGAAATATTTGAGTTATAATTTGAATCTACTGGTAAAGAATAGAAATTTTTTCCAATAATATATGGATATACTGGTTGTCCAGAAGAATTTATAGTTACAAAGTATGCATAGGTTCCTTTAGGATATTCTGGAGTTACACAAAATCTCCCATTGTTTTCATCTAATTCAGTTTTCCCACTATTAACAGATGGAACCCAAACATAATCATCAACAAAAGTTCCTAATTCATATTCAGTAATTGAGGGTCCATTTTGCCTTGATGTGTTTAATTGATATCCACTATTAATTCTAACCACAGTGGAATTTGCATTTCCAGGATCAGAAAATCCATAAGGTCCATAAATTGGATTTCCGTCATAAGCAAATCCTAAAATTGGAGAATGAGTTTTAGTTCCAGGATTTTCCCCTAAAACGCTGTTAATATTATCGTTAGATCTAAATCTTAAATTTGCTGGATTTGCAACTACTCCATATCCTAATCCAATTTTTGGATTGAAGTTGGAAAATACATATGAATTATTTGAATCTAACTCTAAACGATATTTTTTAAATCTATCTTTTGTCCACTCTCTAATTTTTGCAGAAGCAAAAGCACCAGAACCAGCTGGCAATACCTCTACAACTAAACTATTTCTATTATAAAAACGACCACCGCTTATTTTTTTGCATCTTGTTATTTGACCTTCTGGAGAAACAATAGCCTCATATTCAGCAAATGCTCCTTTACCCAAAGCATCAAAAATTCTAATTGTTGGAGGAGAAGAATAATATTCTCCAGGATTTTCTACTCTAATACTAGTAATTTCTCCATTTGTTACAACTGGTTTTAATTTTGCATTTCTTCCAGATGTAATAGTGATAATTGGCTCTTCTTCGTAAATATCGTCTGATAAAATTTCTACAAAATCTACCACCTCACCCGCAAGAAAACATCTAGCTTTGTAAGGTTCATTATTAATTAAAACAAACGGAGGATTTTTGTAACCAACTCCTTTATTTTCAACATTTACTGAAATTATTTCTCCAAACTTAACTGTTTCAAAATCTTTATTGCCATATACTACCGAGCCATCTTTCAATATACCAACATCTCTATTTGATATTGGATATACTTCTGTAGTATTAATTGGATTCTTTCTTACTAATTTTAAAAATTTCTGATCTTCTAAATTAACTGGTGAAGATTCCTTCAGTATTCCATGATGAGGATATCCAGAAGAACAAATATAAAAATACTGATCATCTTCATAAATTGCAGATACATCAGAATTTAAATCAGAAATTGCCTGAGCTACTTGAGCATTTAGTGGAGAAAATGCTTTTCTGAAATTGGTATTTAAAAACCAATTAGCTTGAATGACAGGATGATTACTTTCAAATCCAGATTCTGAAATTTGTACTTTATCTCCAGAATTTGAATATGGCTTTCCATTGACTACATTTAAATTATATAAAACACCAAGAGCAAGCATTGTTGCTGAGCCACCTTCATATGTTGCAATTAAAGTATCATTACTATAGACAGGCGTTCCAGCAACATGGGTAGTGTTTGGGTTTGATCTACCAGAAATTATAAATTGGTTGACATTTTTGTTCGTAAACGAAATTCTTTCCGAATTTATAATTAATTCTCCTTTTTGATCCCATCCTAATGTTGAATATACATCAATTCTATCACCTGTAGTATTATCAACTAAAATATCTTTACGTAATGTTGTTTGAGCTGCAATTTTAAAATTGCCATTAACAGATCCTGGAGATAAAATTATTTCAAATACTCCATCGGAACCACCATAGTTTACAGCATCAATAACAGCAGATGCAAAAGAATTTTCCGTTCTTTGTGTTATTTTAGTTCCAACTAGTTTATTGACATCACCAGTTAATATCTTTGCTTTAATTGAATAATTACTTACCCAATCAGAAGTTGAAGATTTTAAAGTAAAATCCTTTGGGTTATATGTTTCTGGAGTATCTTCGGCACTCTTAGAAACAATAGAGTTAAAAATAAATTTAATTGACTTATTAGTGCCCTTTGCCTTATAAAAGTCACTAATATTTTTGATAAGTACACGCTTATCTACATCACCTTTTAAATATGCTTCTGGAAATCCACCAAGATACTGCGATTCAAAGCTTTTTACAAAAGCATACAAAAATAGATTACTTACATTATATACAGTATCATTTGTGTAGTGTGGTTCTGCTTGAGTGGTTACAAAATTAGAAGTTTCGTACAAATCTCCTAAAGTGGTATTTCCACTTACACCTCTAGAAACTTCTAAAAACTCAGTATCAGTTCTTTCCTTATAGAAGCAAATTTCATTACCAATTTTGATATAACCATTCTGCTCTGGAAATGAAGTAGCATCTTCTACTGTAATAGTCGTATCAGTTTCTACAATACTAGAAGATAACTTTGTAAATTGATTGAGTAAATTCTTCTCGTAATAATTGATGTCACGATACTTCGTAACATTAGAAATAATGTCAAGTGGTTGACCTTGTATTTCTAGTTGTTCATAGTATTTCTCTACAAACTTGGAGAAGTTTTCGTATTCAGAAACTATAAACCCAGGTAGTTGAGATTCAATTAAGGTAGAGATATTTCTTGTCTTTGCAGCCATTTAATCTACTCGGGATAAGCAGTGAACTTACTTGTTGTCATATCAACGTCTAGGAAAACCTCTCTTACCGCATTAATATCATTGCTTAAAGGCTTTACTCTTAGTTCAATTCGGTTGTCTTCAAACGAACCACGGATGATAGTTAAATCATACAACATAACTTCACCTTTATCATAGTTTATTGCTCCAATGGAGTCATTTAAAACTATTTTTAGTCCAGTTAAATCATCTATTCTATATAGGACGATTCTACCATCCCTATCTTCCAAATACACTGTATAATTAGGGAATTCTGTTACTTTAAATCCAGTAGAATGTAATGTTGGACCTTCACAATCTTTGTCAAAAGTATTTTGGAAGCAAACCTCATAAAAAAATGAAGAATTAATAGCAGGATAGAAATCCTTTCTCATCATTACTGTAGTTTGATTAGAATTAATTGATCTATCCGAATCATCAATTACTCCAATAAATCTACTATACCTAAACTTACCGTTGAATTTTTCAGTATCTGATTGATCAATATATTGTTGAATAGAAGTTCTTACTTTCTTTACAATCTCTGTTGGTGGTAAGTTTGTCTTAGTTCTATCAAAATAAATTTTACTTGTTAATTCAACAAATAGAATTGATGGATCAATAATGTCTGCAGTGACAGATCCAACCATAAAAGGCTTTAATTTTCTTATAATATCTTGTTTGGTAAATGAAGAAAGTAAATTTGCATTGGAAGGTTTGATTACAATCTTTACTTTTCCATATTCAGGTGGACTTGCTTCTTCTCCACCAAAAGTAATGATATCCGCTACTGCTGGATAAACGTTCCTAACGATGGCTGCGTAGTCCTGTGAGGTCACTGCACGGTCTTGTGTACCGAAATACCTAGGGGCATTGTATTTAATTTTGTCAATGCTTTCAATGTCCTCTCCACCAGAAGCTGCTAATACAGAAGTTACAACTACACTCAATGGATAAGATGAATTATTTCTATCATCGATAATACCATTGAACACAAAGGTCTTTGCTCCATTTGTAGCAGGACCATTAGTTACTAGATAGCTAACTTCAATAAATTGACCACTTTCTAGCTTTTTACCTAATACTCCATCACCAAAGAAAATCTCATAATTCTCATCTTCAACTTCATTTAAGAAATATGATTTAGTTTCGGAGTTTACTTCTAAGATATTTTCTGCTCTTTCATAAATTTCATAAGCAGATGAATTCTGAGAAGGATATACCCTTACTCTAACACTACTAGCATCAACACCTTGATTTTGAATCAAAAATCGTTGTGACTTAAGAGAAGTATTAACAGTGTATGAATTTTTAATTAATGAACCTTCGTAGATTGGTACATTAATGAATGATGCTGTCCCATTCTCTACTGCAGCAGAAACATCATCTAATGTCGTATATTGATATAGTTCAGAATCAAAAATAGTCGTAAATGCAGATCCAGTCCTTAAAATAGCAACATCAGGGGTTGTATTAGTGAAATTAACATCAAAACTAATATAAGCTACGGGTGACGTTACTGATTTTGGTACATAACCTAGTTGTTTGGCGATTGCAACTACATTATCTCTTAGGGTTGCTGAATCTAAGAATAACTCGTTAACAACTAGATTAGTATTGAATGCTGTATAATAAGTATTATACGCTAACACATCAAGTAATGTGCTCCACACAGAACCTTCAAAATCATAATCAGTGAAATCTGATTGGGATCTTAAATATTCCTTTAAAGCAATTTTTATATCATTATAATCTAAATTTGATACTTGTGTGTATGGCATTTATCGAGTTCTCTCTAAAAAGAATTCTACGTTGAGTGGAATATCGTTTCTACCTATAATCTCAAATTCCAATCCAACATCAAATCCATTATCATCAAAATTTGGTATAACTTCTAACGATATAATATTAATTCTAGGTTCGTAATCCGTTAATACGTTTTTAATCTCAGATTGGACCAGGGCTGCTACACCATAATCTAATTGTTCAAATAATAATCTAGGAATATCTGATCCAATCTGAGAATTGAATAAACGTTCACCTTTGTTAGTTAACAAAAGATTAACAATGGCCTGTTTAACAGCAGCCTCATCCTTACTAGTAATTAAATCACCAGTAATAGGATGAGGCTTGAATGTCACATTTAAATCCTTAAATGTTTGAAACTGCGGCACAGTAGACAAAAACGTTTGTTATTATTTATAGTCACTCATGCCACCTCTCCACAAAGTCATCAAACCCACCAGAACCGCCACATGGTCTACTGTAACGGTCATCTGGTACTTTGTATTGGGCTTTTTTCAACAGGCGATCACTCGCCTGTTCTGATATCAGAGTCATGCCCGATTGGACGAACTCCTTACTTTTATCAACATTAGCCATCTGTTTTCTCCATAAGGTTAAACAGAACTTTTAAAGGGGTTGCTATCCCTTGCTTCAGAGATACAATTCTATTTACACATAAAAAAAGCGACCCCTAAGGATCGCAAAATATATCAGCCCTTACCCTGACCACGATAACGCTTACGAGCACCATTACGACTCGTAGCAGCATACTTCGTATGTGCCCCATTTCCCTGACGGGACTTCTTGGGCTTCGACTCGATCAGATTGCTATTAGTAAATGAAGGACGCTTTGCCATGAGAACCTCAGTTGTTTACCTACCTATTGTAGCACACCCAGACCAATCACGCAACCCCTCCACCAATAATCACAGTCGGATGCTGAAATGGTGCGACGAATACTCGCTTCGTCCCAGGGAAGGATGTGAGTTCCGTGGCGTCCCCTTGCACAGCAGGTAGTAGATTGTTAAAAAATACTGAAGTATTCACACTTGTTACTACTACCCTCGCAGCTTCTGGAATAACACACGGTACTAACGGATTATTCGGAACACCTGTTACACTATCTGGTGCTATAGCATTATGTAAAAACTTCACAGGTTCCCCATTAATGAATATATTCGGGGATACCTGTGCTCCTGTTACTGGTTTTGCTGGATACGTGCAAGGACCATTCACCGATGTGGTGTCAGGGGTCTCTGGTCCGACAAGTAATGGCATAACTCTTAATTTTCTAAATTTTTTATTCTATTCTCTACTTCATCTAAGTATTCAGTTATACTTACATGACCCTCCCGTTCGGGAGGTCTGTACATTAATCTGAGATTGTAGAGGGACGCCTCTAATCTCTCAATTCTCTCAATCAAGGAGTTCAGGTCTTGGTTCATTATTTGTTACTTTCTCCTTCTTTACCATATTGTCATACATTGTCTCTACGCTCATCTCAGGTTGCCCACCAGCATAGTAGTCCATGGCGGCGTCTTGGATGAGATCTGCGAATTCATTGAAATCATCAAATACTTGTTCTCTCAACGAACCATCCTTGGTCTTGTAAGTTACTCGTTGTTTCATGGCGACTTTTTTAGCGAAAAATTTTCTGGGAAATTTTTTTGGAATCGGGGGATTTCACTTTGGAAATTCCTTTTAATATTTATCGGGCTCTGGGAAACGTTTATAGCTTAGAAAGAAGGTACTTTTTTGGGGACGCTTATCGTTTATTATAATAAACGAACGATTACGATTAACTGTTAATTATAATTACTTTGCAATCGTAATTAGCTGTTATTATTAATACTTTGCAATACTATTTGATTGTTATTAATAATACAATAAAATCGTAATTTATTGTTAATTCTAATTATTGTGAAATTACGATTTTATTGTATTATTAATAATCTGCAATCGTTATGTATTAATAATACATTGTATATGCTATGTATTATTAATATTCTGCAAATATGATTAATTGTTGATTCTAATTAATCTGCATATACTGTGTATTATTAATACTTAGTATATGTTATGTATTAATAATACTCTGCAAATCGTTAAATTATATTTTATTTCAAAACATAAAAAAAGAGGGTAATTATAATTACCCTCAAGATCTTAGATATAATTATATCTAGGAAAGTGTCAGATATTTATTATTTCCAGATCGCCTACTTTACGTGCCTTGGCTATCAGCTTGCCGATGCTAATTTCGGCGGGGTTAAAGTGACGAATGGCGTCACGAATGACGGGGGCAAAAATATCGCTAGCCCTGAAAATGTACTGTTTTTCAGTGTTGCTATGGTAGGCAACAGTTACGTTGTTATGTAACACTGAAATGCAGTAGATAGCGGAGGATTCTTCTACACTAAACTGGCGATAAAGCATGGAATCGCTGATGTTGAAAGAAACAGACATTTTGGGAATTTGTGAGATTTTGGAAGGGGGCAGATTGCCCCCATTTGTGATGCTAACTCAGACAGGGGTATTCTTATTTTGAGCCCAGAACATCAGGCGCTTAGTTGATGCTTTGCTGAACACCCGATTGTTGTGCATAACCTCGCCGTTGAAAATAACACGATGGCGGTTCGCAGCTTGTGCACACTTTTGCAGTGCATTTCGGCCTATTTTGTTCTCACCTTCAGTGGCCAGATTAAAGAGCATTTGTGCACGCTTAGGACCGATGATTTTGGGGTTTTCGATGAGGCTAACTGCCAGAGCCTCAGCGTTACCAGTGAGGCAGAAAAAGCGAGTGGAGTTGAACATAACCCTTGGGGTAGTTTGTGATAACGAGGTGTGGATCTCTCCCCCCCTCGTTGAAACTAATATAGACGATCTCAGATCTCTCGGATGTTCGTGGTGATACAAAACCGAAAAATTGGGTCAGTTCGGGAATTGGCACACCCTAGGAGTTTGTATAAAAAAAGGGGGGCAGATTTGCCCCCAATTCTCTATATTTAAGCTGCCACTGGTTTCTTACCCTTACTGTAACCGCTGAATTTGTTAGCCTTACGGCGTGCATGGATTGCCTTACCCCAAGCCGAACCTTTAGGCTGGGTTGAGTGCACTAACAGTGCGAACGGTTTGTTACCAAAACAGTGTGTATCGTCGTGATCAACTTCTAAACCGAGCGAGTTAGCATCATCATCGGTCATCACTACTTTACTGTAACGGGGGAACAATCCAGCATCGATTAAACTATCAAATGCACCGCCGTAAGATGCAGTAAGGTAGAAATTATCGGGCAGGTTTGCTATACCGAAATCGACGAACATTGGCAGAGATTTGGAATAACAATAAAACTTCAAATCAGGGTTGATTTGTGCAACTTTAACCCAAGCTTGCAAGTAAGCGTGAGAGAAAAAGTCGCCAGACTCGTGTATACGAACTAGCTCGGTTTTACGGGTCCGATGATGATTCAAAGCAACGCTAATTTGCTCTGCAGCATAATCAACTGAAACTCGCAGATATTCTACAATTGTCTCTAGATTCTCTTTACGATTATAGAAAGGGGCATCATATTGTGCCTCCGATGATGCTGCAAAGCAGCGGAATTCTGTATGCTCACCGTCTTGAATCTTACGCTTGCCATTCTCATCAATAATGGCGAACGATTTGCAATACATAGCACCAGGACATGTCTTGCCTGCAGGTAGATTGAAAATCAAAGTGTGAGTGCCAAGCTTAGCGTTACCCTTGGAGAATTTGAGAGTCATTTGTGAGGTGAATTGGCTCAACAGAAACTACAATACAGGATAACAGGGGCAGTGGTGAGAATAGTGGACACTCTCACAACTGTCCACATTGTTGTTAATAATCACATAGCGTTTGCTATGTATTTCTATCACATAGTGTTTGCTATGTATTATTAATACATAACGTTTGCTAAATGATAGAAATACATAACGTTTGCTATGTATTAAAAACTATTCCCCAATCGCTGTCATTATTAATATCAACCCAGAAAAAGTTGCGATCATTTTGTGATCTCAAAAACACCCGATTGCCTTTGATTTGTTCTACTATGCAGCCAGGATGTTTCTCCATTAGATTAGAGAATCTGTTTTTGGCTTTGTTAGATTTTGGGGTGACAAATGCGAGCTGCATTGTTGTTAAGAATTGGCGATGAGTTTGTGTTAGATAGGGGGAGCGATTGCTCCCCCATTGTTGTTAGTCTCTGTCTGAAATATCCCAGGTTTGAGTATAATTATAGTTTGGGGCTGGTATTATGCCATCCCGAACTTGCTGGCGATAGTGATTCTCACGTTCGATCTGTTTCTTATAATTTGCCATCGCAATCTGGCAAGCTTTATCAGAATCAGCGAAAGAGTTTGTGATGAACATGGCGTTTGAGTTTGTGTAAAGAATCAGGCGGTGACTTTCATCCATTTGATAGGATTAGCACGGGTCAGTTTCCATACAATAACGGGGCGACCGTTAAGCTCAACAGACCAGTCAAATGCAGCATCGTTTGCATCATCAAAGCTTGCAAATACCTCTGCATTTGCCTCATTGTACGTTTCAGTGGAGGTGATAGCGAACATTGAAGAATTAACTCAACAGAAACTAGAATACACGATTTTGGGCACAGTGCTCTTTTACTGTGCCACTAGTATTAGTGTCACATTTTATATACTCCCTCTGCCAAATCTGTGAGAGAATGATATACAAACTCCACACGGTTGTAGAACTTAACTACATGTGCAGAGATCTTATCAATCAAGCCCGTCCGATTGTTGATAAACAGTGCCGAACGGTTGATAATACTAATTACCTGTTCTTTACCACCGTTTGTATACCATTGGCGGACACGGTTGTAAAACCAAACTGTTGTGCCAACGATGATAGCAACCACGGTGGCAGTAAGCATAACAAACTGGCGAATCAGTTTGTTATAATCTATCTCCGAAAATACAGAGATCAGATCATCAGCAGGAGGGAAAGAGTAGCTGTTCACTTGTGGAAAAAGATTCAGGTGAAAAATGTGGTTTTTCTCAACCACAAAACAACAATAACCCAGACAAATTCAAAATGGGAGAATTATGTGCCACTAAGATAAGTGGCACACACTGACTAGAATTTGATGAAATCTAGAGTAGGGTTGTTGTAACTAACTGTTTCAGCTTCAGTATCATCTACTGCTGTTGAGATAGTGTCACTTAGCACCTTGACAATTTGTGATACTGACTCCACCGAATCATCGGTGATAGTATCAAGAATCTGCAGGATTTCAAAGCCATTGCTACCCTTACGGAGCATGGAAATCATCATCGAAGTGTCAAACATTTTGGTGATTAGAATAAAGAACTGTGGTTTGTATAAAGAATAAAACAACACTGTTTTATTCTTTATATTTTGTACTGTATATAAAGAATAGAATATGTTATTCTATTCTTTATATTCTATACTATAGCTATTCAGCTATAGTATATTCTAGACTCTCTCCTATACTATAATCATCGTATTCATAGTCTTCAATGTATTCTTTATAGTATTGTAGTTCTTGATTTACATATTCAAGAAATAAGTTGTTTTCCATAAAGAATGTTAATGGTTAATGGTTAAATGTTAATCTTTAAAGATTAACTTTATCTAATTATCTAAAAAAGTCAAAAAATTAAGTTTTTTAAATTTTTAACTTTTTGACTTTTTTAGATTTTTACAATTTTCAGTTATTTGCGAATTGGTGAATTTGCATAACTTCTAAAAATTGTAAAAAGGATAAAGAGGGTGGCTGTCACCCCCACGAATCCTAACATGGTGACGGCATCGCCACCGAACCCAAGCGTGTCAACTGTCATACGTCGTAACAAATAAAGAACTTCTTCTGGTCTGCCCACCATACCTTGTCAGATTCAGTCAGCAGTGATTCCATTGATAGCATGAAATTGGAGAACTCAGCCATGCTATTGTTCAGATCAATGTGATCCTGGTGGCGTTCAACTATCCTGGTGTTGAAATAGTTCTGCATGATGTGTCTTTGGTTGACTCTGTTAGTATAGCAGCTGACGGGAGGGTGTCTATCCCTCATGTGCCAGCTTGTCAGGTGTCACAGGCAGCCGTTGGCGTCAAGCTTACCAGCACACCAGCCATCACCATAGTAATAGCCAGTGTAATAATCACCAAAGGCAAGACCAAATGCCTCCTCCATATGGTGACGATTCTTGAAGTTCAGTGCAAAGTAGAAAGCCTTGAAGCTGAAGAAGAATTTCATCGTGGTGTCTGTGGTTGACTCATCAACAATACAGCCACCAGACCCACCTGGAAGCCTCTGTGTGCCACTTCTGGAACTGGCTAGGTGTCATCCCACCAGACACCAGATAATATACAATCGAAAGTGAATAAAAAAGGGGCATTGCTGCCCCTAATGTTATTCAATCCCAGTCTACATGATCATCGTAATCCTTGAATTTGGTCTGACGTTTATTCCTAGTTGAATAACGTTTCTGATTCTGAACTTCATAACCGAAGTTCTCGAAGTCATCTTCAAGGTTCAGATCTTTAAAAGATTCTGTGTATTTACGAGTTGATTTTGCCATTTTTGTCTAGTTTCTGTTCCTTTTTGTTACAGTTTCGTAATATTTAGGACTCAAACTGCCATAATCTGCAGCGTCTGGTCCTCTCGGATCGCTTTGTTAACGAAACGACCCACACTTTGGTTGTTTTCAATAACATTGTTCACAGAACTAACAAAGTCCTGTACAGTAATACCATTAAGAGCATAGTTATACTCTTTACCACTACTAACATAGGTAATACCTACAGTACTGGTTTTTTCATTTACATTGATAGTTGCAATTGCATTAGAATCAATGTTAGTAATGTTAATCATGTTTGTTAATGGTTAAAGGTTAAATGTTAAGTTTCTCAAAAATCTTAAAATCTTAAAATTTGACTTTTTAGACTTTTTCGATTTTTGAGATTTTCGGAAATCTTGGAATTCCTTGATTTCCATGACCCTAGTATATCCGAGATCCTAGGGGTTGTCAAGCCCACTGTGACACTCAATGAACTGGCACAAGAGTGGTTGACATCGAGTTGTCAAGGGTCTCTGTGCCACTTTGAGAACTGGCATACACTGGCTTGACTTTCGGTAGCAGGCGTGCTAAGACAACATCACCTCCGTACATTTCAGAACATTTCCACTGTTAAACTCGGTTTTACTCTATACTATATGTTAGGAATAGAACACACAACTATATTAATTTAAACATTTATTAATATAGTAGTTTTCCACAGGTTTTTCCACAATTGTTCCGTATCCTGTGGAAAACTATACTCTAGAGTAATTCTTTTAGTTCATGTTCATTATAATAAAGGAAGACTTCATCTTCATCATCTTTCATCCATTCAATAAATTCATCCCCAATAGCGATAGCATCTTCCATACGATCATCTTGTACTAGTTGATAGAATCTATCTTGCATGTAGGATAGAATATTATCTGACTGATCAGATACAGATTCTTGTTCTTTTAATTCTTTATCAGACATGAGGACAGACCTCCAGTGTATTAGTGAGATGATTGTAGGAAACGAAATCATATTCTGGTGGGAGGGAATCAATGATTGCTTGAGTAAATTCTTGAGGGAATCGACCATGATAACGCCAGAAGAGTTGATGTTCTCTTGTGGAGAGATTTTCTTTTGGTTTTACTTTAAGATCCTCTGTAATAGTGAGAAGATCTTTAGCGTGAGTTACTACAACAGAGGATAACTTAGTCATTTTACAAAAATGTTTTGTTGTGTATGAGTATGGAGGAAATCAACAGTTTCTTTGAATAGTTGGTATTGATCTGGGTTAAGGTCAAGCCAGTCGATAGGATCAGCAGAATCCCAATCAACGTATTCAATATCATCTTGTTGAATGACATTACAAACGACGGGAGTGCCATTGTAATCAATAGCGAGTGCTTTGTTTTCGATGACAACGTACATCAGTTCAGTGTTCATAGTATCCTCCATGAGTGTAGTAACAGTTTAACAGATTATTGTGGGAGTGTCAAGAGTGCTTTCAGGATAGCATTAAGCTCTTGAGCTTGAGCGTGGAGATAACCGTAAGAGAAAGCATAACCATGTTCAGGATCAGTAGTCATTTCTTTTGTGTAGATAAGAGCTTTATCCATTTTGTTGACTGCATTCTGAAGATGTGCTTTATTCATTAGAGAGCTTCCTCGGTCAGCCAGGCGTTGTTGTGTGCTTCAATATAATAGGGTAGATCCAGCTCATCGAACAGGTCGTCTGGGACAGTTTCCAAAGTGGGTTCCAGGTAAATGTCATTAGCTTGTTGGAGGATAGATTTCCTCAGGCTTTCATCATTGTAGTAGTATTCAGTTGTATCAAAATCAGAAAAGTAAGTCATGATTCGTGTGAATGGTTACCTCGAACAAGTTCAATTTGATGTTGTTGATTAGGATAGACTAAGATACACACATCTCTGCGTGGATCATCTGGGAATTTGCGGACACATACAGTAATGTAGTGTTCGCAAGTGAAACGTACTATACCATACATGCCATTATAATATACCTCTGTTCCTTCTGGCAGCATAACCGTATTCTGTGATGGGTTCTTCGTGGACATGAATACTCATTACATCAGGGTACATAGTGTGGGCAATGTATTGTGCCATATAATGGCTAGTAGCTACAACGTAGATATCAATATCAATACTTGATGGTGCATCATCTGGTGCATCTTGATAAGCTACTTGTAGTTCAACAAGATACACCCTACCATGTTTTAAATGATTATCAAAATCAATAACTACATCAGCAATCATAGAATTTATCATGACGTAGATCTAGTTCTTGAGTGAGAGTATCAACTTGATGTTGAAGGTTTTCGTTTTGGTGTTGCAAATCTTTAATGGTGTCTTTGAGTTCACCAATAAGAGCATTTGCTTGGTCGATGTTTGCTGCCATGTTAAGATGGTTTTAGAGACAACTAGTATTTAGATTACATGAATTCAGCCATGTAATAATCCACAGTGATTTCAAGTTCTGCTGCTTTTTCTTCTAATGCCATCATGAACAGATCATCAATGTGTTGTTCTTCTTGGTTGTGTTCAGTTTGCATCGTGAAGTACCTCATTAAGATCAAATAGTTTAGCATAGAGTTTCCTTGAATCACAATTGCATTGTTGTTGAAGGAATGCTTCTTGTCTTGTACTCATCAGCTGCATAGCAGACATGATGTAGTTAAGTTCTTCTTCAGTTAGATTCATCAGTTAAACTTAGCAGTAACAGCGATGACTTTAGCTTTAGGATTGCGGGCAAGAGCAGTTTGTTTTGCTTCTTCATAATTACGAGCAATGACTGTCTCGTAAAATACGGTGCCTGCAACGTAGAGCTGTACTTCACACTTCATAACCTTCACGCATGAGTTGAAAACGACGGGCTTCATAGGCACAATCCTCATTAGGATAAATGCCAATGCGGAAATTGGTACGACGATCGATCAATTCCACACGTTTTGAGTTTACAATGCCACGTACCATGTATGGCATTGCGGCACCTTGCGGAAATGGTTTCTTCTTTACGAAAACTGGTTGGGTCATAAGGCTCCTGTGCCTTGACTACCCCCGTATCATAGCACAGGTGGCTGCGGAGTGCAAGCGTGGTCTGTGGCATTTGTTAATCATCCAGGGGCAGCTTAGCCTTTGATTTGGTCTTGGGCTGCCTGGTGAGGCTACGATGCTTCTTCAAGGCGTCCACAGCCTGCTCATACGTCTTGTGGTCGCTGAGCTGGTAGCCATTATAGATCAAAACAAAACGGCTCCCCCAGGGAACCGTAGCATATCCATCTTTGGTTATCATTTTAGATGTTCTCTACAATATACAAATCTTTGCCACTCTTCATCAGTAAAATTATCGCTAGCATATGGAATACCAACCACATAAGCACAGAACCGATTAATCTGTTCTGATTTGTCCATGGGTGTAGTGGAGATCAAGGATGCAAGCAGAATTTCAATCATTTGTTCATTTGGAGAGTAGGGACGGGCATTCCACCTTCGGTGGGAACATAAATGGTCACATTGCCATTCTTGCTACCATCTTCAATACCAGTGATGTACAGGTACTGTAGATACTCACGGTTGTCCTTCAGGCTATCACCAATGATTTGGTTTGCCTTAGCAACACCTTGAGCACGAATAATCTCTGCTTCAGCAAGTTGTGATGCAGAATCTTTCTTTGCTTGTGCTTCAAGCACAGCCACCTGGCGAGTGTATTCTGCTTTCTGAAGCTCAGCTTTACCAGCAAGAGATTGTTGCCACACATTGTATTGTGGACCACCAATGAAGATGAGACCACCAAGCACAATCACACCACCAATAACAAAAACAGCAACAGGGTCAATATATCCGTTTTGTTTCATTTGGAAGAACCTCCAGAACTATAAGTAATCATGTTAGCAAGAACAATAATAGCAAAGTTTTGCCAGAATGTCAGTGAGACACCAAACCAAGGTAGAATGATGCCAAGCAACCACGTTTGGACAAGTAATCCTACTGTTGCAAGGAGAACAACTCCAAATACAACACCAAGAGCAGTAGTAGTTTTCATTTTAATTCCTCAACTTGATTAAGAATGGTGTCAATATCTTCTGGGGTCAAATGCCCAATAACATCATCTGTGATAGGAGTATCATAGCAAATTTTCCAATCTTCTTCACCACCTTTAAGAACCGCAAGTTCATAAAGTCCTTCAGAACCACCGTAAGATTCGGAAGCTTTAATTACAGACACTCCATAACCATTATCAAAGAAGTGTTTTGCTTGAACACCATTCCAGTTAGGGTGAGGTTGAAAGTCGAGTTCAGTAAATTTCATCGGGAAAGTTCAAATCGATCGGACCAAAGCTCAAGGAACATTTCCCTGAGATTTTCAATCATAGTATAGCGTTGAATGATCGGGTTGTCAAGTGGCAGATCGTACATCCCGTCATCATATGGTGACACGAGTTGCACAGAACTCACAGCATGACATAGAATCTCATTCAACAGTTCGTGCTGAGATTCTGTGAGAGAAATAGTAATGTCGTTTTCGTTCATTGTTCAGGCAGTAACGTAGTTGGGAAGTTCGATACGCTCAACTGGACCCCAGCCAATTTTGTATGCTTTCCAGTTGCCGTTTAGGTCAAACAGGTAAGCATACTCCTCGCTGCAGTTACCAGAAACAAACTCATCGAAGCTAGTGTGATCAATTTGAAGCTCTTCACCACGCTCAGTGTGATAGAGAGGCTGAGCATCACGAGTGGGAGAATACACCCAGTTGCCATCCATGTCACGCACGATCTGACCATCCTGGTCACGAACAGCAGCAGTGACCCACAGGTGAGTAGTGTGAAGCGAAGACATGCTACCACCGTCGATCAGTTCTTTTACCGCATCACGGTCAGTGTAATGTTCAACCAGAACACGACCATTGTGCTCAACATAACCATCATAATGGCAGTAAACAGAAACAACAGTGTGGTCTGGAAGTTCATAGCCGATGCGGGAGCGGGTGCCCATGTCTTTGTCCTGTGTGGTTGACTTAATCAGTATAGGGGAGGTTGGGGGTGAGGTCAAGCACCGTGTGTCAGTGCTTCATCTGTCACATAGTCCATGATGGACTCCCACCGCTGTGTGGTATCATCGTCCATCTTATATGAACCTTTATACAATTCATCGTTAAAACGATTCATTGCAAGCATGATCAATTTAACTTCCCGAGCTGACACTGACAGTGTGACAGTGGGATCATCGAAGCAATCTTTGATAACAGTCATGGTGTGATTTGGATAATTTCAAAGTCGGGTTCAGTTTCCTTGACATGGTTGATACAATCATCCATATCTTTGCATTCTTCAACTGTGATGAACTTAAGCTTTCTGGTCTGCCAGTGCTCAAGTATTACATTGAATGTTTTCATTTTGCGTGTTTGCAATCAGGGTGTTGTTGTGATAGTTCAGCACATACTTTATCATATGCTCTGAACAATTCAGCATCACGTTTGGCGAGCATACCATTGTACATGAGGATGGCAATGAATGCAAGGAAAATGTAAGTGGTTTTCATTGGGTGGTGTCCTCTCGACCCACTTAATATACATGAAAAAAGGGGGTGCGAAACCCCCCTTGTGCCAGTTTTTAAATTGTCACCCACCCTTCTCTCGCAAACTACGAACAAGATATTCTGTAAACATTTCCATCTTTTCAGGAACAACAGACTGTGGACGTAGATTGATTGCACGTTTGAGTGCAGTCATTTCTGACCACTCTTGTTCAGAAAGTTGTTCTGTCTTGTGAGGAAGAGTCATCGTGTGATCCCGAATGTGTTGAAATCCTAACACTATTTAACCAGATAGTGCCAGTTCTTAATGTTTACTTAAGTATGTCGTAACAAATAGTCACGAACTAAATGGTCCCCAGTTTCCTTTACCACCTTCCATCCTCTCTTCAAGTTTATCAATCAAATTGTCAAACTTCATCAGCTGATCAATGTCAGCAATGAGAGTGGAGATAGTTTTACATACTAGGGGACGTTCTTGACGTGCAGCATAGGCTAAAGCATTACGAAGTGATGCTTCTGCCTCTTTCAAACTAGTTTCAACTGATTCAGATAGTGCCATTATTTTTCAAGTGTAAAGTTTCTAAGTGTGTTGATGTCGTTACAAACCTCGATAGCATCTATTCGATTGTGTAGCTCATACAATTCATTGGTCAAGCTAACATTCTCTCGTTCAAGATAATCTATGCGAGCTTCTAATTCTGTTATTCGATCGTCATTACTTGTGTAATCAAAAGTGTAATTACTCATAGTACACCAACCTCTTTAAGATAATTACGATATCGCATATATCTATTCCAGTTTGGTTGCCCAGGTGCATCTAATTGATGACAGATTTCACAGTAGCATAACCATTCATACCATGGCGTAGTAGGATCTAGTTCATGATAAGGATAGCTAGAGTTTTCCACCTACCACCCCTTCGTAAATTTTACATTCTTGAAAGCCTTCTTGTTTACCTTTGAGGTAGAATCTTGTTGCTGAGATGCAAAGTTCTTCAGTAAGAGATGTGATGATTTCTTTACCATCTTTCGCATAACTTCGCCAAGTTTTCCAACGAGATTGTTCAACACGGAATGTATCATCAATCCAATTCACCTCAGCAATTTCAGGATGCTCGTTGTGGTTTTTCATTCAAATTCACCTGTACGATTTGCTTTGACTGTTCCTGTGTGATAAACTCCCTCAATTCGGGAGTTTCGTTCCACTCCCACACGGTTCCATCCTTCTGTGTGTAACTCTTCTGCATAGTTTGGATTTTCATAGATTTGTACCTCAACTTTAATTTCTCTATCATTCCAGTGACGAACAGCATTTGCCACAATAAAACCATTAGTGATTAAATATGTGGCAAATATAAATGTCCTAATCACTGCTACTTTGTCTGCTTCGTTGTCGCACTCGGACGCTTTTTCCCCCAGTGCTTTCGACCACCATCTCCACACCATCTTTATGCTTGAATGTAATTTCATTTGGATTTAAATTGTATCTAGAAACATACTTTTGGAAATGCTCTTCACATTCAAACCAACAAGTTCTAAGATCTTCCTTTTCATAATGCTGTAAGCAAATAGGGAATTTCTCGTATGGAAATTTAAATGGTTCAAATTTATTCTTCTTTGTTTTTCTTACCATGAATAGGACACTTGCTATTAACCCATTTTTTATCTTCGGGCATTTCCATATTATCTAGCACAGGACAAGTGCATCCCTGCTCTCTTGCTTCTGGTGACCCAGGAACAAGATTATTCCAATATGAATATCCTTCCTGAACTCTATCTACCAATGATTTTTCTGAGCTATCACCTTCAAGCTGTTGCATTTTATGATACAATGCCCAGTATCGTTGCTCCCAACTGTCATTAGTCTTTTCAATCCATTCTTCATCCTGTTTTTTACTGTCTGCAATAATCTCAGGCAGTTGTTCAGACATGATGAGATCATACTCTTCAGCAACCTCACGCATTGTTTTCTCGTCATTCGCTTCATTGAATGCGATATGACATGCACCTTGCATGATGTTCTTTTCATTAAAACCAACAGACATCAAGAACTTCTTAAACAACCCAAAGTATTGATGATAACTCATCTCAATGTTAGGTGTCTTGATGACAATATTTTCATCATCAAGAAGTTCAGGAAAGATACTTTTGTTGTAATAAGGTTGAACACCTTTACTAAAGTATTCAAATTTGACGTAGCCTTCAATTGCCATTGGTCAAGTCCTCAAGTTCAAACTTCACGTCATCATAGCACAGACGCCAGGTTCTGGCAAGCACCTCAGCACAAAATCCGAATTTGCCCAGACAGAGTAGAATACCAAAAAGCTTCCCCATACCAGATGTTACCTGAATGTATGGATAGCCTGGGAATTCACCCCAATCAATTGACAGTTGAAGCAGTCCCCAGTTCTTGTTAAACAAAAACTTGAAATACCACTCATGTCCAAAATCTTCACGATATTCAAATTTAAACAGTTTCATTTTTCAAATGCAAGTTTGCTTCATCCATTATAGCACGAACAAAGTCTTCCTCTGTCCATGTGTTAAGCATTGATTCTACAGGATCATCTTTATCCCATGTGATGAGAAGTGATCCATCTTCATTTTCTGTACATTCAATCATTTTGCATCTCAAACATTTGGATAGCAGTTACAGGCACTTCGTGCTCTCCACCGACAAGATACCAGTGGTTATCTTCACGAATACCAAGATATTTCATTTGATCTTCCTCAAAAATATGTTCACGCATTGCTGCTTGAATTTTAAGGTGAATCAGTTCAGATTGTGTTGGTACATTCATTTGTCTTCTCCCCAATAAGTTTTGTACACCCATTTATATGTCATATCATTCCAGCCACCATTCAATGACGACCAGAATGATCCCCAAATGTGATAATCATCAAATCTAAATCCTTGGTGCATCATCAATCGTAACCACCACCACAATGGCGTGTACATAATCGGTTTAAATCCGATCAATCTCTTATAAATGAACACAGGAATGATCATTCACCTAACCTCAATTTGCGTTCAGGTGAGATTGTAGGAGTATACCAATCCTCATATGGATCGATATACATTTCATACCATCCATAGTTTAATTCTTCAAAGAAAGCACCACTATCGATGCTATCATTGTATTCATTGAATCTAAAATAAAACACATTACGCCAATGCCAATAGGCATCACTGAGCCACTCTTTCATCCCATTCCTCATAACGTGTGTTAATTTTACCATCATTTAGGAAAATATTCAAGTGTCCTGTGTTACCATTCTCAAAATAGAATGCCATCCACACATGATGTCCTTCATCCATCACCTCATAATGATATGCTTTGATATTATCAAGCAGAAACTCATCAGGGTTGTAGAGTTCTTTGTCTGTCATGAGAAGTTATAATGAACATGAGTGTGAAAATCTTTGTAGCAACTCTTATTGGAGAGTTTCATCATCGCTGGAGGAATGTAATATGAATATTCACTGAAGAAATCTTCTTTACTGAGGAATCTGAGACCATGAAGATACCAAGTGCCAAACTGCTCATGGAATGCTCTCACAGCACGATATTGCTTTGTAGTGCAGGGAACATATCTATTGGTAGATGTTTCAAAATCTTCTGCATGACCAGGATTTGCCTGTGTCATCATAACACACACAGTTTGACCTTCACCAGTTCCGAAGTATTCAGAAACCATATACACCCAGTATTCATCTACTGGGAATACATCACGATGATATTTCTGCTCATACTCTTTCATACAAGCATCAGCAACCAGTTGGAAGTTTTCTTTCTTCTTTGCTTGCAGTTCTTCAATCAGTTCTTCATGCTCAATCTTACGAAGTTCTTTAAGAGCATCAGAATACTTACCGATACCAGAAATTGCAGTTCTAATTGCATCCATTCGTTCTTCCTTTTCGATATCAGCAAGTTCTTTTAAAGCATCACCATTTTCAGCATAAAGTTTTTCTACTGCTGTCCATGCTTTGTTTTCTGCTTCTCGTCGTGCTGCTTCTTCAAGAATTTCTTCGTGTGTCATAAATCCATCGTATTGTGTGTTTAACCAAGGAGCATCATCCTTGTCTGGTAGATTGTGTTCAGTCATCAATCCAAACTCCATCTCGGGTTAGGGTTAAGTTCATCTACTTTGTCCTCAAGTTTTTCAATCCTATCACACAACTCGGTGATAATACCAATCAGACAATCATAATCAATTGTTTCGCTGTCGTGGCCATATTCCATGTCATAATAACAGGAATGTACAAGTTCTTGTTTAAAGTTGCGTTCAGTCATCGTAGTTTCTCCCTAATCATTCGGATACACTCATTCCACTTATAACTGTTAGTTTCGTGTTCTGTCGGCAACCACAAACTAATTTCATCTACCAAATTATCAATGGAAGTTTCCATATCCCAATCACTATGAGTTGTGAATACATCTTCCCACCAATCGTAAATCAGGTCTGTGAGTGTT